CAGGTGGATAATCGCATAGGGCCACGTTGGCGCCATCATGGATAGGCCATACCGCCTTAATTGAGCGGCCGCTGGCCTATCTTTTTTTTTCACCCATTCAACACGGAGGCGGTATGGAGTCCATTTTCAGCTCAACGGTGGACGCACTGGAGCGTCTGCAGGAGGAGCGCGAGTGCGCTCTGCAGGACGGTGACGCCGAGGCATTCGCGGAGGCTGACGAAGAAATCGCAGCGTACTGAGTCTGCAGGGGCGGGCGTGGCCGATACGGGCTTTGTTGTCCGGAGGCGTGCGCCTGTCCCCTTTCCCATCGCTTTGCAATCCCATCAAGGCAGGCGGATGCGTCAAAACGCAGGGCCGCAAGTCCACGCAGGGAGAAGTGGGCATGGCCTGGCGGTCAGTGTTCGCCTTTCTTTTCGCACATTCGCAAGGGTCGGATAAACTTAAACCGGAGGTCTGTATGAGAAGGGTCGGATAAACTTAAACCGGAGGTCTGTATGAGAACGAATCGGCACGTTGATGCCCGCACGCTCGCACTCACGATTGCAGGCGTCAGGCAGGCGGCACTCACGACCGAGTACCTGCTCAAGAAGTGGGAACAGGAAAGGGGCTGGCAGGGGCGGGGCGTCGAGCGCATCACCCGCCAGCTCGCGTAAAAGAGTGGTCGGGCAAACTCAAAACCGGAGGTCCCATGTTTCTCAAATCCAAGGAAAACCCGCGCTCCTGGGCGAACAGGAAGCGCGATGACAGCAAGACGTACGAGTCACGGCCGGTGAACTGGATCGGCAAGTAGGCCAGCAAAGGCCGCACACGGACGGCCATAAGGGGTATGCTTCCGCGCACCCCATCCGCGTCAGCCCCATGTGCAGGCGTCCACGCCGCGGGGCCGGATAACCAACCAACTGCACCAACCTTTACACAGGAGGGCTCACATGACCGAACGCATGAAGTCCTGGCTCGGCTACACGGGCCAGAAGTGGAAGCGCCTGAACCGCAAGGCCCGCGTCGAGACCATCTTCGAGATGCAGTTCCACGACCTCGACAACCCGCCGGTGAGGATGTAAGTGAACGACATCACCAACCTCGAAATCGCCCCGAAGGTGGTCGAGCACGGAATAAGCCGGACGCTCGCCACCGGACGCGCCACCTTCAACGACGCCATCACCGCACCCTTCAAAATCAACGAAAGGCGCGATGGCATCTATGTTGTCTGGATCGGCATCGGATTCGCAAATGACGCCGCGCGCAAGGAGGCGTCCAACCGCGTGTTAGCCCACTACGTCATAAACCATTACATCTCGGACTACGAAACGACCGAAAAATAAACCTTAACACAGGAGGGTATCGAATGGTAACGAACACCACGACCTTCAAGTTCGACCGCCAGGGGCGGTCAGTCCCATGCTCGCAGGTTCAGGAGAACCTCGACGCGAATTCCGTCCACGCGCTCTGCCAGCTCAAGCGCAAGCTGAGGGGGTACTGAAATGGCGCGCTTCAAAGTGCAGGTCACGGCAGAAGTCGTGCTTGACGCCGACACGCCCAATGGCGCCATGACTGCGGTCTCGCATCACCTCGGCAACGACTTCGACATCAAGGGTAACAGCATGGCCCGGTTCGTGCAGGGCCGGGGATGGGTGCAGGTGTGAACTGGCCCCTCATGTCCCACAGCCAGCAAGTCAGCTTGTACCACATCATCCGCGAGCACGGACACCCGCAGTCAGTCACAGCGGGAAGCCGTGGAGAAGTCAAAGTCAATCTCGGCGCCGTCACGCTCACCATAGACGCCGGCGGCGTCATCAACGCATAAACCTTAACAGGAGGTCTCATGCTTTACACGGTCATGGTTCAGGGGGCGGGACACCCGCTACCCGCGGAAGTCGGAGAGTTCACCCTCGGCAAAGCCCTTCGGTGCGCCGAGAAACTGCACGCAAAGAAGGCCGGAGAAATCTGCATCGTATCCAGCTCCGGACGCAGGTATCTGTACTAAGCGAGAGGAGGAACGCGAATGAGTGAAGACAAAGACACGGGATTGTATGCTGGCCTCATGCTGTCTGCTCCCGAAGTCAAGACGCCACCGAAACGCAAGGGCTCGAAGCGCGAGAAGGAACAGCTCGGCAGAATACTCAATGACATCGCCAAAAGGATGCCCGTCTCCCCGCCCACGGTGCAAATCTGCTACGATTGCAAAGAGTGGTTTCCCGTGAACGTCGGCACATGGGTGCAGGATGGCGACAGGTTTGTGTGTCACGACTGCCGCGACGAGCACTATTTCAAGTGTGCCAGATGCGGAGATTACGAATACGCCGATAACGCCTGCACCGGATCGGACGACTGCTCCTACTGCCAGCACTGCTTTGACGATAAGTTTATATGTTGCGAGAAGTGCGGCGAGACCATGAGCGTCGATAACTCCTGCACCGGCGCGGACGACTGCTCCTACTGTCAATCGTGCTTCGGCCTCGCGTTCGTCGCCTGCGCCCACTGTGCCAGAACGATGGAACGGGACGACAATGACGGCGTTGAGCTTGACGGCGACCTGTGGTGCCGGAGATGCGCCGAAAGATATCTTGCTTACTGCGTCCATTGCGAAGAATACCACCACAACGATGACTCACGCAACCACCGGGATGGATGGCAGGGATGCGTGAGCTGCTACGACGAATACTGCAACGGTATCCCGGACGGAGCACCGAATGAAGGGACACAGATGATACACGACCACACCTATAAGCCGACGCCAATCTACTTCCGTACGGAGAAGGATGAGAAATTACGACCCGACCAGAGGGCCTACCTGGGCTTCGAGCTTGAGGTGGAGGCGGTTACGGCCGACCACGCCAAGGGCGCAAAGGACGTGACTGAGATGTCCGCCATTAACGGAAACCAGCTCTTCTACTGCAAGTGGGACGGCTCGCTCAGTAACGGCTTCGAGGTTGTCAGTCACCCGATGACCCGCGACTTCATCTTCAACGAGAGGAAGGGCGCGAAGAAGATGATTGCCGAGGCCATCACAATGCTCCGGCGTTCAGGGTTCCGGTCGTACAACACGACGACCTGCGGCCTGCACTTTCACCTGTCAAGAAAGCACTTCGAGGGCACGTTCCACCTGTTCAAATTCCTGCGCTTCTGGTACGCCATGGACAAGGCCTTCGTGGTCTCGGTCTCTGGACGCAGTGATGAGAGGTCGATGCAGCAGTATTGCTCGCTGACGGACAACGAACATTCAAGCGCAAAGGAAGCCTGCATCTACAAGTCGAAGGAAAAGTACGGACGTAACAGGTATCAGGCTGTCAACCTGTGTAATCGCCACACCATCGAGGTCCGCATCTTCAAGGGCACGCTGAACGTGGACAGCTTCTTCCGCAAGGCCGAACTCATGTTCGCCGCCATCGAGTTCACAAGGCAGGCGCCCCACACCTACGTCCTCGACGACTTCTTCCGGTGGGTCAACGAGCATTACAAGGAATACCCGTACAGTTTCGGGTGGTTGACATCTAAACGCCTTATAGTCGCAGTCAAACAAGAGGAGGAGATAGCGTGTGCATAATCATCGTCAAGCCTGCGGGCAAGGCGGTTACAAAGAAACAGCTTCACAATGCCTGGGACAACAACGATGACGGGGCCGGCTTCGTCTATGCCAGGGACGGCAAGCTCGTCATCCACAAGGAGCTCCATTCGTTCCGCAAGTTCTGGAAAGCGTATCATCAAAACTGCCTCGACAATGAGAACGTGCTGCTTCATTTCAGGATTATGTCAAGCGGATATCACGATATCCAAAACGTCCATCCGTTCCTCATCGACGAAAACCACGCCCTCGTACACAATGGAGTACTAAGCTGCGTCAAGGTTCCGCTTGACTCGGACATCAACGACACGCAGGTTTTCATCGAGGAGTTTCTCAGGTGTATGGTTGACTCGGGAACAGGCGGTCCCGTGGATTGGGTGAACAACGAACTCGCCGCGGATTATGCCGAGGCCGTCATCGGAAAGTGGAATAAGATGGCGGTTATCAACAGCAATGGCGACGTCAACATCTGGAACGAGAGCGAAGGGCATTGGGCCGATGGGTGCTGGTTCAGCAACTACACATACTCCTACGGGAAATCGGTCTCGACATACAGCTACGGATACCCTGAAATCGGATGGTACGAAGTCGGAAATAAGAACTACAAGGACAAGTGGCTCGAAGATTGGGAGCGCAACAGGTTCGGCAACCGGGAACCATACGGCGGAAGCCAGGTGACATTCCTCACCGACGACCTCGCAGAGAAAAAGAAATGGCCGGAGTCGGAAGACATTGACAGCGAGAGCACGGACAGGGACGTAACGGTTTACGACCAGGGGTGTCTGGAATGCGGCGTCCTCCTGTCAAAGGAGGAGATACGCTCGGGGTGGGGATGCTGCGCCGATTGCGTGCAAAAAGCATTCGAGGCGCAAGACGGGATGGTAACATGAAAGGAGGTTTCGGTATGGCAAAATTCGCAGTCGTCAGAAAAGACCTACGGGAAGCGCGGCTCCATGTCCCGCTCGAAGATGAAACGTACATCGGGCCGGACGGGCATTGGGAATACCGATGGCTCGAAGGCGATGTCTTCGAGGTCAAGGTGAACGAGGAGTGGAAGGTTGCCGACAGCGCCGACTTCGACTTCAGCAACGAGGCCTTGTGAAAAGAAAGCTGTTCAGATTCGGAGTGATGAAGTGGGGCGGATACGCCGAGATCAGCATCAGACCCTGCAAAGAATCGGACGCAGGCATCTGCGTCTTCGCCTACTACAACGCCAAGACCCCGCCCGGAAGAGAGTGGGGCGACCGGGAATTGTACGGACGCTTCCATCTCGGCATCGGGTTCGGTCGGTTCCTGTTCGAGTTCAGATCCAAGGGTGGGTTCCACTACTGCAACTACTTCGCCACGGGAGTCGGAGGGTGAGATGCAAATAGGAACGAAAGAATACCTGGGCGACAGCGTGTACATCGAGTTCACGGGAGACGGAGTGCGCCTGTATCTTGACATCGGCATGGGCGCCCACACGGAAATCTTTATGGAGGGGGATGTCATCGACAAGTTTCAGCAGTTTATTAAACGAGCACAGGAGCCAATATGAAAAAGAAAAAGCGTTCCCCGTTAATATGCTATTACATCACGGATAAAGGAGAGAGGATGCGAGTCGAACACCGCGGAAAATATCGCTCCTGCCCGTGGATAGCGGCATCTCGATGCCATAACAAATCGTGTGAACTGGCGGGCCCTCGCCTGCTCAACCATAACCAATAACAGGAGGAGGATTAGTGTATCTCAAGGGTCTGACAAAAGAAGTGGTCATCGCAACCACAGAGTCTCAAAAGCTGCCTGAATTTAGCGAGAAGGGCAAGGCTATAATGAAAATCCTTAACGCGGCCAGCATAGACCCGACATACAAAGGCGTCCTCATCAATGCCTTCTCCGAACTTTTGGACGAGAAGTTGTCGGCTGTAGGCACAACATTGCCCGCCCTTTTCACGGCGATTGTGTTTACAGCGAACACTAACGGACACAGTTATCCCATGAATGCGGTCTGCATATATGACCTGCCCCACAACCGATGCTGGACAAAGAACGGAACCCAGGGAAACTCCGCGCCTTGCGACAGAGCGGATAATTCATGGCGGTTCGCTACCAAGGAAGAAATAGAAGCGGCGTTCACAGAGTAACGCCAGAGCCCCATAACCCAATCAAAGGAGAAGCAGAATGATCAAAACCATCAAAATCAACCCCGGCACGGGCGAAACGAACTCGGACGGCGACAAAATCCTCGCCACCGCGACCGTGACCCTGGAGTGCGGCGCCATCCTCACGGGCATCGAGGTCATCAGGACCGACCGTGACGAGACGAAGGTGTCCCGCGACAGCCGGCCCCTGTTCACCACCAAGGAGATCCGCAGGGACTTCTGCGCCAAGATCGTCTCCGCCTACCAGGCCGCCTAACAGACGGAGCCAAAGGACGGGGCCGGAACTTCCGGCCCCGCCCCTTTCTTTTTCACAGGAGGAGACATGATTAAGTGGGAAAAGTTATCACGCAAATCCGCGGAGCTCGCTCACAACATCGCGTTCCGCGCATTCAAACTGCTCACGAAGCAGGAAGTGGAACAGCACGGGCTCAAGTTGCACGAACTGGAGATGGATATCTGCGCCGCGCATCTCAGGAGCCCCATCAACCTTGAAGGCCTGCTCTCTGCGACAGACAGCGACCTCGGCCACGACGTATTCGGAATCCGCAGGTTCATCGACAGAGACACGGGCTTTCTCAAGCACGGGTTCAGCCCGAGGTGGTCCAAGTGAAAACACAAATGTTCATGGCCTCAATCCAGGAGGTCAACGGCGAACAGGAATACAAGCAGGACGCAATCATATTCGCAAAGACGCTCGCCAATGCGACAAAGAAGGCGGAGAAGTCCGTGCGTCATTGGTACGGAGACGATGAAGACTCGGGCAAAGAAGAAGGCGGAGGGTATTATTTCCTCGGCGGTCGAGTCCATGTGAGTCTGGAAAATGTTTGCCCGATAACGGCAGATGAATTTATCAGGAGGCACACGCTATGAAACAAGGCAAAGGCAGGCCACGCAAGAACGGAAAGACCTTCAGGTTTGTCGTGGTCGTGCGTATCAAAGGCCGCAACTACTCGGCCAAAATCTTCAAAGACCGGAGGTAGACAGAATGAGAAAGCGATACGTCATACCAAAGATAAGAGTGGACGTGCTGCGAGATGGTAAGGTTGTCGATACCATCACCCGAGCCTGCTGCTACCAAGGAGTCATCTTCTCCTGCAAATACAAGGGGTGTATCTACCCCATCTACCCTAACGTGTTCCGGAAGAAGAGGATCCATAACAAACCATTCATCGTCCTCGATGTGCCTTACGAACTAAGGGGGGAGTCGAAAGACCAGCCCTTCGCCGGACACGACGGAGGACAGGAGGGTGCTGATGATTAAGCTCACACAGAAACAGAAGGGCCGCATTAAAGAATACCTGCTTACGCCACATCAGGATTATATCGCAAAACATTTCATCACGAAGCGGCAGCGCAAGGAACTTGCAAAGACGCGCGAGACCAGGGCCCTCATCGGTCGCGAATGCGACCTCATTCTTAACTAATTCGAGAAGGAGAACCCAAGATACTATGAAGCAAAAGCGTAATCCCAAAGCAAAAGAATGGACGGTGTGCGGTTACTTCGAGGACAATGGGCAGCCGTGGGTGGAGTACGCGACAGCGGCCACATGGGACCGAGCCGTAAAGAAAGCGGTAGAGCTCCATAGGCGTCGCTACAACCCCGACATGGACTTTGCCAATTACATTATCGTATGCTGCTTCTTAGGCGAGGTCGTTGATTACAGCGAACACTCAAGCGTCTGCACGGCAGCAGACTTTCTGGAGGGATTCAAAAAATGAGCAAACCCAAGAGCATATCCGAGCAGGTGATCGCCGTGCTCACCGGAACCATCGAGGCATCCATCGAGCACGCTATGAAGATGGAGGGCCGCATCAAGGTAGCGTGCGTGGAACTGGAGAATCTCAAAGGACAATACCGCCCTACCCCTGGATTTTCAGCCATCGAAGATTTCAAACGAGAGGGGCTATTCAATGCCCTGACCGACATTCAAAACATACTGGAGGGAAAGGAATGAAATATCTTATCATGGACGAGCGGTACAGATTCGACGAGGACGCGGCTGTCTGCATGGATACCGCAGACACGCTCGAAGAAGCAAGGGAAGCGGCGCACGACCAGGGCGGCATCGTGGTCGAGGTAGACAGCGGGGAGATTGTCGAATGAAGAAATTTCTTCTCGACTTCCTCTTGTGTATCGGGGCTTTATTACTTATATACGGCACAATAACCGTACTCCAAAATCTTAAAAGTTTCTTTAACAAATAAAGGAGGGCTGATGAATTTCAGTTCGCTGTTTGGCAAGAGGTCGAAGGCTGCGGCGCAGGTCGCCGTGGCAGAAGCAGAGGTCAGGGAAACGGAAGAGACGAAGGGCGAGGCCAGGGTACGCTCGTACTTCGAGGCGCTCGGCATCAGGTCCAGCGAGATCATTCCACGGGTCAACGTGCTCACGTTCGACGGGTGGTTGGTGCAGGGCCGTATCGTGAAGAAGGGGCAGCACGGATGCAAGCTCGTCACGTTCAAAGACCAGGGCAACGGCAAGAAGAAGCCCATCTACTACAGCCTGTTCCATGTGTCGCAGACCACGGAAAACAAATGAAGATGATGGTCTGCACGAAACAGGGGCAGGGCAAGCGTAAGAGCGACTTCTCGTGGACGGAGGAGGGCGAGCTCGCCTACTTCGGGTTCACCTGCGATGGCGAGAAGCTCGATGGTGGGTGCGGATGCGAGCGCTCGTTCTGCGGGATGGACAGCGGCAAGGCGGGGACGACGGCGAAGATTGTGGATTCCCCTATGACAATAGCGGAGTTCATCAAGAAGCGTACGGCCTCGGACAAGGCGGCGGGATGGAACCAGAAAGCTGCGGACATCAAAGAAGAGTGCATAGAACTACTCCGTATTGCCAACGTCTTTCCCGTCGGCGCAGTAATCGAGAAACGCGGCGACAAGATACAGATTCGTAAACTTTAATGAAAGGATCGTATGGCCCACAATTTAACGCAGCGCAAAGACGGCAGCGTCGAGTACGCTTATGCCGGGGAGACCCCATGGCACAAGCTCGGCACGGCCGTCCTGGGCGCGATGACTGCAGAGGAAGCGATCAGGTTGGCGAACCTGGCGTGGACCGTGAGTAAGCGTCAGCTAATGACGCTCGACGGGATTGACTGCCCCGAGTTTTTCGCCACCGTCAGGGATGATAACAACCTGCCCTTGGGCATGGTCGGCCCTGCCTACGCAGTCTTCCAGAACCACCAGGCTTTCGCGAGCTTCGACGGAGCGGTCGGAGACCTCGGAGGCAAGTACGTGAGCTGCGGCAGTATCGACGGCGGCAAGCGCATCTTCCTCTTGGCCGAGCTCAAGGACGACCTCATCATCAAGAAGGTGGATCAGCTTAGGCTCTACCTTCTCCTCACCCATGCCCACGATGGGACGGCGGCAATCAGGTTCATGCGGACAGCGGTGAGGGTTGTGTGCCAGAACACGCTGAACATGGCTCTGGCTGCTGGCGGGTCGGGCCTGTACGCCAGGCACACCCGGAACGCGAGCGAGAAGATCGTGAACGGGGCAGAGCTGGTGGGCCTGTACAGCAAGTCCATGCTCAAGTTCAAGGAGCAGGCCGAGGCCCTGGCCTCAGTCGTGGTCAAAGCGCAGGAGGTGGAGAAGTTCATCCGCGAAGTGTTCGAGGTGCCAGAGAATGCGGAGGAGACGAGCACGCAGAAGCAGCAGGCAATCAACACCGTGCTCAACAAGTTCGAGAACGGCGAGCTCAATCGCATCCCCGGGATAGCGGGGACGGCCTGGGCGCTGTTGAACGCCACGACCGAGTACGCCGATCACATGGCGCCATCGGTCACGGACACTCCAGAGCGCAGGTTCAAGTCGTCCATGTTCGGCACGTCAAACGACCTGAAGAACGCAGCCCTGACCGCAGCGCTGAAGCTGATATAAACCATGGACAAAAAAAACTGTATCGGCTGCCGTGACAATTTCTACAACGGCAATAACGGCCTCGGAGTCAAAGAGTGCTGGAATTTCGAGGACGCCAGGATGATGCTCCGGAAGAAGGTTGGCGTATGGGACCGGCCGCCCTGGACGTGGAAGCCAAAACTCTTTCCGTCTTGCTATAGTGCGGATGGATTTGCTATGATTAACTGTGACAAAGAGGACAGGCAATACTGAAACCGTGTTGATGGTAGCTCAATCGGCAGAGTTCCGGCTTGTGATGCCGGCGGTTGTGGGTTCGAGCCCCACCCATCGACCCATTTTAACAGGAGGAAGCGTGGACGGAAAAAGTAGAGATGTCGATTGCACGGAGCAAGAGCTTTTGTTCAACGCTCAACACATAATTGAACAGCGCCAGCCCTTCGTGCTCATCTACGTGGACAAACTTAAAGACGGCGGACAAGGCGCGAGCATGGGCAGGATGAGGTATCCAGGTGAAGGCACGGACGAGGAAAAGAACATGGCGTCGCATCACCTGGCGAAAGCCATAATTCTTTCTTCTTTTGACCGCAAACTCGTCTCGGACCAAATCAGGATTATGACCCTTCTTGAAAAGATGGCGGACATTAACGGCCCACCGGCCGCTCCAAAGGAAGGTGAATAATGCTGACGTATCTGCGTATTGTAGACCTCACCGCCTACCACGACTTCGTCTGGTATCCGGTGAAGGATGCGGGCGATGACTGCGTGGTAGCAATCACGGACAAAGACGATAAGAGCCCGGTCCTGTACTATTCAGTGTACGGAAAAAAGGCGGTTGTTGTCAGCTTTGTTGGCGAAGTCGAAGTCGAAGACGCGATTGCGGACTTTACCATGCCTACGGAAGCGACAACGTACTGTATCCTTCTCAACGCCGCACTCGAAGGCCGCATCGTAGAATTCAAAAAGGAGTAAGCCTATGGCCAAGACTGAGAAAAAAAAGACGCCGGCACAATTCGTGACCATACAAAAAATCGGAGATTACTTGAATGCCGATCCCGAAGTCGTGGACTTCTACCTTTACCGATTCTACTGTACCTGGGGCAAGAATGCGCTTCGGGCCTTGGTCCGTTTCGTAATATGGGCTGAGGAGAACGACAGCCACGACATTATCGCTTCAACGCTTACGCACGATTTCACGCTCGAAAACAAGAACTGCGCGAGACCGAGAACGTCAAACTACTGAGGAGGGGAAAATGAAAAAGATATTATGGTATTGGTTCTGGGGAGTCTTGGGTTGGGCGTCATTGATGTACGGCCTGACCGTTTGGGTAAAACATCATCCATAGGAGGAATTATGAAAACAGTTGTCATCGCGATTGCACTCATGTTTGCGTCCATTCATCTTCGTGACCCAAGGGATGAGTTTATGAAATGGTACTTCCCGATGTGGCGCGCCCATGATGGGATGGGCCGGGTCTACGTCCAGGCTATAGAACCCTGCCGTCAATCCTTTTTGGGATAATGTACTTGATTTTGCTCTGGTGCCCTTCCGCAAATATCTTCTCTGTCTTGTTCAGAAACTTCTCCTTGCTTCCGCGTTGGATAATCTGCCCCTCTTTCGTTATCGTGACACCGTAAGGAATAAGAGGTATCGGCTTCCTGTCCATGCGCTTGGTCTGGTGGAGCATGGAGATGATGTTGCCGAGGGCCATGCACAGTCCGTAGCCTTCCACCGCAGGCCTTTCGTTATCTATCACCCACGTCTCGAGCTGTGTTTTGAGTCCGATAAGGTCGGGCAAAATCGTTATTCTGTACTCGTCCAGCATCCGGTTAAGGTACAGGATCGCGCCGTTAAGGTCGAAGTGGAAGTTCGGCAGGAGCGCAACCATGTGCTTATTCTGCCATGCCAGGTACGGGCCATCCTTGATATTGGTCATCTCAAAAGCCTGGTCTGATATTCCGAACATGGCCCGGTTCGCGTACCATATAAATCTTCGGGGGCGGACCCAGGTTTTGTGCTGTTCGTTGTACATATTCACGACATTTGTGAGGCTGGTAATGATAGCGTCGGGGCCGCCCACGTTCGCCACGCCCTCATAGAACAGCGTCAGATGCCCCGTCTCCTTGTCCCATATACCCACGAGGCAGCTCTCTTTCATATCGCGCTCATGCCACACCGAACCAATGATTTCCGCACGCTTGATGTTGAGAAAGTTGAAGGGGACGACGACGTTTCGGAACACGCTCTCCCGGAGATTGATGAGCTTAGGCAGGATCCTGGGCTTGTCCTGGCTATTGGAACAGCAGAGTACGAGGGCATCGGCACGGTCGGGACTGCGCTTTATCCTTTCCTTGAAACTCTCCTTGGGCTCAATCTTCTGTCTGCTCCTGTTGTCGAGGCTGGTTTCCCAATTACGTCCACACAGCTCCTCAATCAAGGCGTCGTCCTGCGGCAACCCGAGCTTGCCCATCATATCCCTCAGCTCCGCCCACATCACCGAGGCCGAATTGGAATAGTAATCGTTGCCGACGCCTCCGAAAAGACAGGGGATGACATCTATACCGTCTGACGTATTCCGGCGCAGGTGATCGACGACTCCGCCTCCCATAGTGCTATCGTCTATCTTAATCCTTATCACTCTCTTGTGGTTGTACTTGGCCCGGAGCTCGCGCACGAGCGAGAGGATATTCTGCTCGGTCTCGAACGTGTCCTGCTTTTTGTATGCCCGTACGGGGAAGACCTTGTACCCGTGTCGGTAGCAGATGATGGTCTGGTCGTCTCCGAACCTTGCAACGTCCACTCCAATCTCTATTGCGCCTTCGGCAGTCACCTCCCTGTTCACGGCGTCCCAGACATCGGAAAGGGAGAGGACGGCACGCGGGTTTCCACTCGGGAAGTTGCCGAACACGCTCACCTGCACTATGTCGTGGTCGCGTCCGTAAAGGCGGATCAGGCGCAGCGCGCCCATGTCGGACTTGATTTCGTCTTCGGTCACATCGAAGTGAATTGGAACCCACATATCACGCCAGGAAGCAAGCGTTTGCGTTTTGTAAAAGTAGCCCGTTATCTTCGTAGGGTTGCTGATATGTATTGTTATTATCTCTTTCTTGCTGTCGGAAGCCTTGTTCGATGTCTGCGTTGCTTCGATAGTTTCGCTGATTTCGTCGGGCACGCCCGAACTCTCATCGACGATAAACATCTGATGTTCTTCGTGGAATCCCGAGAAGTTCTCCTTGTTCTTGGCCGTACGTGCTACCGCGAACCAGCCCTCGGGCATTTCAACGCACTCGATTTTTTCCTTTCCCCACGCCAGCATCTCCTTGAGAGGGCTGAAGTGGAGCCACTTCGCTATCTCCGTCCACAACACGTCACTCAACTGATCGGCCTTGGGCGCCGTACACACAACACGCGCACGCGGCCTTGTGGCCAGAAACCACAGGCATAACAATGCCACGCCCGTAGTCTTGCCACGGCCGCGGCCCGACCTGACGCTGATGAATTGGCCTTTGGTCACGGCGTCGAACAGTTTTATCTGGTTGCGGTTGAGAACAGGCTTGGGATCTGTGGGATAGTAACGAAAGATTACGTCCTCCACGAATTCGCGGGGACGGTCAATATAGGGGACGAGAAGGCTGGGATCAATCTTTATCTTACCCATTGCCACCCTTCTTTTCTTCGTCCTTTCCGGCATCGATCTCGATCATGCCCTTCATCTGCGGCAGAACCCGACGCTCTTCGTGGGCCCTATGCAAGGCTTCAAACAGAGACTCCTGCAACTGTCCGTCTTCACGGTCAGTCTTCTTGTCCGGGTCGATAGGGCGCTTCATCATTCCCAGGCCCTGCATCATCAGGTCGATGGCCTTGACTTTGTCGTGCAATATCAGCTTCACGCCCGTCTTCGTCTTCTCTATGCCCTTCACGGCCTTGCTGTTCTTGAGCTCTTTGGAGGCGAGGAGGTTTATCTTGTTCCCATCCGTCCATTTCACGAAGTCGCGAATGTCCGAGGTCATCACCGACAACAACTCTTCGAGGGTCTTCTTTACCAACTCTTCGTTCTCGAGCCTGCGCTTTTCCAGGTACGCGGACACGGCTTTGTGAATATTAGGATCTTCACGCATCCATTTCTTCACGGTGTTGATTTCGATATTGAGGACGCGTGCCGCCCTCGCGGCATTGAAGTCTATGATGTATTCTACGACAAAAGATAGCTTCCTGTCCGTAAGACCGAAGGCGTTGTCGGCGATATTGTAGCCCATATTGGTCATAAATACATCTCCTCCATGTTATTAAGATAGTCCAGGTACGCTCGAGAGAGCAAGAGCACCCTCTCGGGATCTCCGAGAAGGATCTTCTTTTCGTTTTCGCCCATACCCACTTTATCGCAATAATCAGTCGCGAGCTTTATGCGCCAATGGTCGAACCTTAGCACCGCCTCATCCATGTCGTTTCCATTTGTGAGAGTTAATGAGCTTGAACAGGGGGTTGGGATTGCGGACGGTTTCATCCCATATCGTTTCGCCCGTCGGATTCAGGTACTTGAGATCGCCCTTCTCATGGGCTATCACAATCCTCGGCACGGCCCTGTTTTCACAGAGGATGGAAAACTCGGCATCGTCGAGGTTGTCGTTCCGGAAGTCGGCGGCGTCAATCTGCAGCGTCTGACTATGATAGGCCATGGCGCCGGTGCCGATGATGTCCACTTCGACGTCTTCCAAGACCGTGCCAAGGCACGGGTAGTTCTTGTCTACTCGGCCGGGGCCGGTTCCGAACATGGATGTCAGGGGAGGGTTTATGGTCTTGCCGTGCCAGCCCACCACCGCCTTCCTCTTCTTCTCTTCTATCTTGTCGCACAGCCCGTCAACATAGTAGGGGGGATAGGCAAGGTCGTCGTCGCAGAAAAACAGGTATCCATCCAAGCCCTTGGCGAGAGCGAACCTGCTCGCGCTCCCGCGGTTTACGTCCTTTGAGAATACGAAACTGCGATGAGAAGGCAGACTGCTTAGATCGCATCCGAAGCCGAACACGTACAAGACGTCTACCTGGGGCAAGATGCTTTCAATGGCCGCGCCCACGCAGTCGTAACGCGATGGCATCGTAGGCATGAACGCGTAAATTCTTTCCATCAGTACACCATCTTCCTTTCTTCCCGCATCCGGTAGTAATTCTGTTTCTGGCGCTTGCGGTCCAGGGGCCGGAGGTCGCACCTATGGTCGAACCATATCCTCTCGCCTTCGGCATCAAGGAGAAAGGGTGCTCGGATATTGTTCAAGCTCGCGCGCGATACCAATCCCGTTTCGAGGTCGTGGGGCTGGTGCTGATTGCCGCGGTAGATACGGCAATGCTGGTACAGGTACACGAGGTCGGGGTATTTCTTGAATACCCTGGTGCAATTCATCCTCTGCACGGGACCGCGCTCGTTGTGCCGGTTCTCCATGAGCTTGTACGAATCTTCAACGAGAGAGTCCGGACCAAGCCGGAACGGGTGCAGGATCTCGTCTGAGTCGATGACGAAGAAGTATTCGCCGTCAGGAATCAGGGACACGTACGCGTTTCTCTTCGTCTGCTGATACGGCCACCCGCCTTCGGGCGCGGGGACGTAAGTGTGCGCATACTTTCTGGCCACATCCACGCACCCATCGTCGCTGTATGCGGGGAGATCGCGCTCGTGTTCGATGAACTCGCGGAAGGCGCCATCGACGGCGATGATATTAAGCCCGTTCTCTTTCAGCGCCATCAGGCTTTTCTGCAGCATTTCTGGTCCGTCGTTATAGAAGACAACACAAGCATGGATCATGTTCGCGTCCACGGGTATTTATTCTCAGCCCTGATTTTGAGGTAGACGTTCTTGATGTCCATGCGCTGCTTCGGACGTTCGAGAAGATAGTGGTCCATAGCCACGTTTGCGCCGTTCACGTCCTTGAGCACGGGAAAGCGTGCGTTCCCGGGGTCGCGGCCGCAGAAGATGAGGCCGCTGTTAAGGTCCATGGGGTCGTGCTGGTCGAGCCTGTACAGACGCGCGTGCTGATACCTGTGTCCGAGGTCGGGATACTTCTTGTACACGCGTATGGTCTGCACGTTCTTGGCTCTGCGCTCGCGCCAGTAGTTGTCGAGAATGTAGACGTCCTGGGAGGGCTCACCTTCTGGCAGGACAAAGGGGCGAATGATCTCGTCCGCGTCCACGTACCACACGTAGTCGCCCACTGGAACTTCGCGGATATAGGTATTGCGCTTCTCGAGTTCGACAGTGATCGGCGCCTCGATGACGAGATCGGCCTCCGCCCTCGCCACATCCAGGCAGCCGTCCGTGGAGTGAGGAGTAAGTTCAACGCCGCATTGACGAGCGGCCGTCACAAATTCGAGCCACGGCCCGTCCACAGCGATGACCTTAATCTTGCACGCCTTCAGAGCGCGGATGCAGCGCTGCAGGAGTTCGGGTCCGTCATTGTAAAACAGCACGCCGGCGTAATTCATGCTACCCCCTGTATCGGAATGCGAGAGCTTTCTCGCCCCTGGTAAAATAATACGATTCCTTCTGTCTTCGCCTCTCCTCGCTCCTGAGCGTGGTGTCGTGTATGAATGTCACAATCTTGCCGTTGACGTCGTAAAGGAATGGATAGACAATACCTCGGGGAGCGTGCTCGAAATGCGATAATCCACTCATAATGTCGTTGGGATTGTGGGTGTCCGTGCGATAGAGCCGGTAGTGAACGTACAGATACCGGAGATCGTCGTATTTCTTGTGCATACGGATGAAGTGGAGGTCGCGGATCAGGCCATGTCTCCTTACGCGCTTTTCGTTAAGGACGTACCAATCGGCATCATAATCGGTTCTTAATGTGTGCTCCCGCAAAAACTCGTCCGCGTCCAAGACCAGGAAGTATTTACCGTTTTCTATTGGTTTAACGTATTCATTACGCTTTTGTGCTTGGTCGGGCCAGCCGTGCTCTGGGCATGGAATATAGAGGTCGGCCTCGGCCTTGGCTACGTCGATACAGCCGTCGGTGGAATAGGGTGTGTCGGTGCCGGCGACCTTCATAAACTCCTGGAACGCGCCATCGACTGCGATAACGCGTAGACCGCTGTTGTGGCAGGCCTGGATGGCCTCAGAAAGCATCTTCGGCCCGTCGTTGTAGAAGATCATGCCCACAGTCACAAGCGCGTTTGTTTCCACCTATCGAACTCCCTTTGCGCCTTATCCAGGCCCTCAATTCTGTCCTGAAAATCGAACGTAATATCGAAAAATTTGAAGCATACCTTTAAAACTAACAAATATGCTATCAACGCAAGCAACCATTTCATTCATTCACGCTAAAGGAAGGGGGCGAGCCGGCGCCACCTGGTACCGGCGACTATACGCGATCCGGTTCTGTTCGGTATCGACCACGCAGCGCTCGCCCACGTTACAAATCTCTACCGCCTCGTTCCAATCGTTTGTACCCGTAATTAGCATCGCCTTCTCGGGTTCGGTGATGTAGTTGTAATCATATATCAAGTAGTGTGGCACCCGGAGACCCCCTATACGTTTTTTATCAGAAACTTTTTTCCGCTGGCCTTATACTTGTCGATGACGCAGGCGCAAAACCGCATCGTTTTCATCTTGTTCGGAAGCATGACCACGTTCCAGCCCTGCCCATGGCAGGGCTTGTGCCCTTTCTTGGGGGGAAACATGGTGATAAACTGCTCTCCCGTGATGGTCCGGTATCCGGCAATATACATCTGCACCCTGCGCTTGTAGTCAGAAAACCCGCGCCTGATCCTGGCGTAATAGACAAACACCAGCACCTTGAGCTGCGTCAGCCTGGACTCAACTACAAACTTACTCTTTTGCCATAACCAGAAGGGAAAGTTTATTGCGACGTTCTTCCAGTTTACGCTCTTCCAATCTATCTTCTTCGGATCTGAAACGGGCTCTGCCGATGCCGTGGCCGGGGAATCCTTCTCCTTCTTCTTGTCCATGACTTCTTTCAGCAAGTCTTTCTTCATTCTCTTCCTCCGTTGTTACATCGTAAACACACACTTCCGTTCTGGGGATAGCCTTGTCCTTGTACTTGTGCAGGTGCAGGGACACTATCTGTTGATCGTCGTCGTACACGATCCCGGTCATGGCATCGAGCATGGCCTTGGCGATGTTATCGAGATCCCCTCTCTCCGTCTCAAAATACACGGCCGCTATTACGCATACCTTCCTGGGTTTGCAGATACGCGAGACCCGTCCGTCGCTCATCGCCTGCTTCGCTATCCACCCAACCTCGGTCTTGAAAACCCTACCTCTCTTGGTGGGTATTCGCCTGCCATGGATTGTCGAATACAGATGATTTACCGACACTGGCCTGCCTGGTATTGTGAAGTGCATTTGCCCTATCCTCCTTCGACATTCCCGCACACGGCTTGTTACAGCTCGTGCAGGCATAAAAATAAATAGACTCTGGCCGCCCCGCCCTCAATGACGCGCCGCAGCACTCGCTTACCCTGCCCTTGCTCATTTTTTCTCGGCGAAGTTCGATTTGAAAAAGTCACAGACAAAACCCCTGTCGATGTCGCTGGCCGATGAATCGGTCACTCCAACAACGGTGCATTTCTTTTCGCCCACGATATTCTTACAGATGGCACAGGACAGGCCCTTCTTGATGTCGTCTTTCGTCGCCTTCCGGTAGTTGCCATTTTCCCAAAATTTTTCCATCGCGTCCTGTCTCTTCTTCCGCTCCTTCACGTTCACGACCTGACCCGTGAACATATCGTTATACGCTAACCTGGTAGCCATCTTTCCTCCCTTGTCTTATTGTTCTTTGGACGTACCGGCACGAATCCTCGTTTCCAATCATACTATCAAAGGCGTTCATGGGCTGCATCTTCAATGGTTCTATAGTGTTGATTATCATCATCCCCCGAATTCTGCCTATCTTACCCGGGATAATCACATCCACGTCCTCGACATTCCACCACGGATTCACGTTCTGAGGATTCCAGTCGCCTATAAAATCCCTGCTGTGGTCACAGGCGGATGGAAGTTTGTTAAGGTTCATTATTTCTCCTTCATTATCGATCCCAACAGCGAGTCCCTGCTGTTCTTGAGTACGAGCAGGCGCGCGCGCATGAGCTTCTTCTCTGCCGCGGTCATGCTGTCGCGGTCGGCGATGTCCGTCTCGACCTGGCTCAAGGCCGAGAGCGCGCACTTGAGGCTCGCGTTCGAGTTGTCCAGCATCGACGCATTGATGAGGGCGTTATCGCTGATGGCCTGCCGGCACTCTCGGCGCAAAACACCAACCTGATAACACAGGTATAGAATCTCAAGCGTAAAAACGATTAAAATTGCCATCATCTTTTTCATGGGGCTACCAAAATAGGAGGCTCAGACCGCGGGAGTGTGGCCTTATACGCAAACGAGGTCTCCACTCCTCGGTAATAAGCCCAAGCCGTAATCTGAAAACCCTTGTCCTGGATGATGCAATACTGGATTTCCTTGTTTGCGAGATGATAGAATTTGTCGCGCTCCAAAAGTCCAAGGCGAATCATCTGGAAGATAATGTCGTGTATCAGGGAGCCGCGCTTCACCGAGCGAAGGTCAGGAGAATAACTTGCCCCGTCCCAGGCGTAATACTCCTCCCAAGTCAGCAGGCCATCGGCCCTCAGCGTAGCAAGCAGATGTCCGGATTGGGTTTTAAGTTCGATGTCGCGGCCCGGTATAACGAATTTGCATTGATGGCTATCTCGGGCGCGCGTAACATAATCGTACCCTTCAGAGTATTTCATAGCTCCCCCTATTCGTTGCAAGCAATCGAAGCGTTTGCCGTCATCACGGCCTCGCGGACCTTGCGGATGGCAGCAGACCTATCCGCCGAATCCGGGCAACAAGCCATAATACAGCGAGCAAAAACCTTCGCGTTGGCGCGCAGAAGCTCGTATCGCTCCTGCTGGTTATCCTTCGGTGCGTGATACGTGAACAGATTGTCAAGTTCATCTCCCATAGATCCTCCTTTGTATTTCTTCCCTGTACGCCTCTATCCCATCCCTCCTGGCTTCGCAGGTGGCGCACCATCGATCATCGTGGGCCGTGTCGTGGCAGTCACGGGAGATGGCGAGGGCGAGTGCATCATCGTTGAGAACATTCTTTAGAGAATGAGTGCTCAAGAAGTCATCGTTATTCTCTATCCATATCCGGTAGAGACCGTCTTTCCCAATCTGCGTTACAATAACCGCCTTTCCTGGAGAAAAATCGTACTCTGCGAACCAAGCCAAAAGTAGCTTGTCCTTGTATTTTTCAGTAAATTCCTGGATTTCCTTGCAGATTCGCGAGAAAAGTCCAGGCTCATTTCTATCGGTGAACCGAACTTCGCTTCTGAATTTCGCACAAAGACTATCCATGCTCTCTGCTTGTTCCATTTCTCAGCCCACCTTGTTCTCGTCGAGTTTGTGGTCGCCACAAAAGTCATTCTCAAACACGACCGGATACCCGCCCATCGTGGGAGCATGGCGCCTGCACCGGCCGAGCTTCGACTTCCCGCCCGTAACGCTCGCTTTCATTACGCACCACATACAGGTAGCGCAGCTCATCCCTTTTGAACGGTGCTTCCAAGGGTCTGTCTGCAGGAAGATGGCGTCAGGGATTTCGGTCTTTTCTTTCTTCTCAAGCGCCTCCGTAAGCATGGCCTCCCTTTGATTGATTGATACCTGGGCGAGCTTGAAGTTTGGGTCGTGAACGGATTTCGCCTGGTAAATTTTTGAATACCTCCAATCCAAGTCCTTGCTGCCCTTCTTCTTTATCACACGCCCTATTGAAACAGAATTCACCTTATCGAGTCTCTGGCCCCTCGGAATGCTCATACACCCTCCTTAAATAAATTAGCCTGCGCTTCGTCCGGAAAGCAAGACTTGAGCCTGCTGATTGTAAAGCTGATACTGTCGCGCCTTTCAGTCATGTGATCCACGGTGCATTGCAGTTCGGCGTAGTTCCTGGCGAGGAAGTACCCATCCCCGCAGGACGCGATGGGTACGCCCTCACGCCGAGCGTGAGACACGATGGCGCGTAGCTGGACAGGGGAAATGTCGCGGTCCTCGCAGATGATGTCTCCGCACGTCACCTTCTCGCGCCCCTCGCAGTTCTCCTCCAGGTACGACAGGACCGCTGCGTACTTCTCGGCAAACAGGCGGGATTGCCTGAAGGCGTCCATTTCGTCAGAATATTTCTCAAAGCTCGTCATCTTTTTTCCTCCCACACTTGGAGCAGATATTAAGTTCAACCCCTACGCTAAAGTCGTGCTCGCAAATTCTTACGTCCTGCTGCTTAAACACCTTGGCCGGCTCTGAGGGTATTCTGCCCGTCACGATCCCGGCGATTTCATCAAAGCCATTGAGAATCTCCTTGCGCTGGAGCTCGTCATCCACGGCCGCAGATGTCTGCTTTAAAAGGTGTAGGGCTATCATGGCGATCTTGGATGGGTGCAGGGTTGTGCTCATATCGAGAGCAAAAGCCCCGGGCCCCACCTCGTCAGCCACGAGAATCAGGCGCCCTGTCGGCCTGGACAAGGGCGCAGTCCTCATTTGAAGCCTCGGATCGTTAAAAATGTCGCTCACTTATCCCCCTTCTTGTTCGGCTGAAAAATGAATTTGATGTGGCGCTGCCTCAAGAAATTAGCATCGAAAATAAAAACAGCATGGGACTGCTGGGACGTATCCTTGCTGCCGGAGAACCGCAGGCGCTTCTGGATAAAATTAATCTCGGTGGCGAAGTAACAGGCCTGCATCCACCACTCCTGATCCGTCTTGCACGGCACAAGGAGGGCGGTCATAAACCGAAAACCCTCTGCCTGCGCGACAAAGCAAATCTTTATGATGTGTGAGGTAATTTTCCACAGTGTTTTTGTGTCATAAGGAGGGTTGCAGAATACGGCGGCATACGCCCTGGAGATCATATCGGGAGCGGTATTCTCGAAGGGGCTGCTGATGTCGCAATACTTGTCGCACAGGTTGTTTTCGGCGCTGGCGCAAGCGTCAAAATCAAAATGAAAGCGCCTGTCCAGCGCTTCAAATAACCATGCTGGCGTCCGCCATTCGCTCGACTTGCTCTTTTCAATTCGCATCACTACCGCCTTTAATTTAGGCCAAATCGTTTGCCGACATATATTCTCGGCTCAATAGCTTATCGTGGTGTTTTTTGTCCAGGAATTTTCTATCCGCATCGCATGGAATTGGTAGAGCTTGAACCTGCCCTCCAGGATTAATACCCAGGCGGTGTGTTTTTTGGAGAGCATGGGAAAGGCCTAAGGCCTCCGTAATAATAACCCCGCGGAACCCATCTTCTGCGGCAAAAGAAAGCCACCAGAGCTCCGACTTCCCAGCCTCAACTTCTTCTGAAAGTCGCTCACCGATTCTTTGCTGGACTTGAGATTCGCTTAACATCTTTTCTCCTTTTCCCGGTCTTGTTTAATAAGATCTTCCAGTGCTTCCATAAGAGAGACAGGGCGTTGCAAGCCTATCGACATAAACCCAGCCCAAACCAGTGCCTTGCGCCCAGCCAACTCCCTGCGCGTCCACTCTTCCCCGCTCTCTTTCAGGTATTGCCATTTGTACTCCATCGAATTCATCTTTTCTCCCGAACGCTTGCGTGCGTTCCGTCTTCCGCGAAACGGATGGCGCAATGCACGCCGTTAAATTTTATCATAGCTACAGTTAGGACACATTTCCTGCAACACAATAGGCACAACCATCTTGTCACAGTTGGGACACTTTTTTAATGGCTTGCTTGCGCTGTTGTCCGATGGGGGCGCGGGCCGATATGATGGGCAATTAGGAGGGCAAAGCCCGTTTTCCATAATCGTATGGTTATGATATTCTACATCAAAAACACTGGAAGCATATTCTGTCATTTTCTTCGCGCTCCTTTCGGACAACGGTCAAGGCACCGGCCCGACCGACTATTATTTTATATTGTCGGGGCGGATGGGGCGAAGTGCGCCAACTCCCACTGCTCTTTACATTCGGGACATAAGTATGTGGGCGCATTTTGCCCTGCTTGTTGTTGTACGCTGGATTTTGCGATGCCTTGCGCCGCCTCTTTGTGTTCCGGTATTTCGGGGTGACGGATAAGCATATCAGATTGTAGTGCAGCATTCCAAGCGCATTCCGCTAAATCCTCTTTGGATATTTCAGTGAGCCTATTTTTGTTTTGAAAAGTAGCCACCCACCAATCCGAAAACGACAATCCTTTGCGAAACAGAAGATCGTTTATGTCTCTTTGGTCCATCTTTTCTCCTTGCCTTGCGGCGCTGATTTATTTCCTCGCAAAATCTTGCGTACAACGGTTGCGAATGGCCGCAGTAAACATCAAGCCTCCGCCTCGTTTATTGCGGCCTTCGCGTTGTTGCATGGGGCATCTTCGCCCGTACCGTTTGCCCGCTCCCCGCCCACGGATGGGCGGTCTTCGATGTGTTCACGCACTCCGTCTTTATCGGGCGGACCCCATGTTCTTTTTTCGTTGCCCGCCATTTTCTTTTCCGCTTCCAAGATAAGCGAGAAATTGTTTTTGTGGGCGAGGTGGTAAAGCAAAAGCAAGCAGTCCGCAGACTCTTCGGCAATGTCCGCGTGTTCGTTGGACTCAATAGCGGAATCGAGTTCCGCGACTTCCTTTTTAAGATGTGCTACGATTGATTTGCTCGTAGCCCCAGGAAAGGTAGAGTAGGCCCACATTCCAACATAAACCTGAAGCGTATTTACCGTTATGTCTTTCATTCTTTCCTTTCTTGCGGCCCCGGATGGGCCGCTGTCTTGCGGGCAAATGGTATGCAACGCCCGTTGCTTGCCGAAGTTTGCGTACTCGCAAATTTGGGAGAGCGCCGGAAACCCCGGCGCGAACCGGCAAGCAATTTGTTGCATGAAGTAAAACCCCGCCGTTTTTCATTATTCTGATGCCTCGATAATGTCCGCTGCCGCCCGTAATGCTTTTGATTTCAATCTTAGGTAGCTCACATACGCACCAAGGCATGACCCTGCCGCACCGATAATCAGGGCGCACATCAGCAGCACGATGGAAAGATTTGGTACCGTGATTGATATCGTTGACATTTAGTCCGCCTCCCTTTTAATTTTGTCGAGTTGCTGCGCCGTGTATGGCTTGTTCTCTTCCGTGATAACGCCGCCCAGCGTGGCAACATCCTTGATAACGGCAACCGGAAGCATGGCCGTGTTGACCGCAGTTCTGATTAAGGCTCCGAATAATCCCATGTTTTTCCTTTCTTGCGGCCTTGGCCGCTCCCGCTTCGCCTTCGGCGGGGTTTTATTTTATGCAACGGGAAGCTATGCCGAAGCCGCGTCAGCGGTTTGCGGTGCGGGACTTGTTCCCGCGCCCGGCATAGCGTTTGTTGCCTGCTGTGTTTCGGCGCGGTCTTCTGTCTTTATGAATGCGACCCAATGAGTCTTTTGCTGCTTTCCGCTTTTGTGCCCGAAAAGCGGCCGGTAGGGCGTGAGCGCCAGAATACGCGAAACCGGAATTTCATCGGCACACCACTTGAAAACAAGGACGCCATTATCTTTAAGAACGCGGAACGCTTCGGCAAACCCAGCGCGGAGCATCTCGCTCCAGTCTCCTTTAAGAGTACCGTACTTTAACCCCACCCATCCGGTAGCACCATTGCGCTCAAAATGTGGCGGGTCGAAAACGACCAAGGAGAAGGAGCCGCTTTCAAAAGGCAGGGCCGTAAAGTCGCATTGATAATCGGGGTCGATGACAAGCTCACGGCTCCCTCCAGTGCTGGAAATGTCAGGAAGTGTGCGCCGCTCTTTGCGCTGGTCCACAAAAACGGCCCGCTGGTCATTCTTGTCAAACCAGAACATCTTGCTTCCGCAGCACATATCCAGGACTGGCTTCATTCTTTTTCTCCAGCGGGCTTGCCCCGCGTTAATTGTCTTCCGCGCCGAAACATTGCCGGCAACGTCCGACCCATTAAGCAGTTGGTTGTTTCTGCTCATCACATTTAATCAACCGATTGAGGCGGTCGATTCCGGCATTCAAAAAGCCACGCGCCTTTTCAATATTTCCACTATTCAAACAAGCACCAGCCATGTCAAATTGAACCTTGGCGTCTTCGACCGCCGCCTTAATGGGGCTTGTTGTGCGAAGTGACGCGCCTGCCTTTAATTCTTCAAGTTCGCTAAATGTTTTTGCCAAATCGTTCAGGACTGTGTAAACATCGGGGGGATACATTGTGTCCTTACCAAACGGCAGATAATGATAACGAGCCTGGAAGCGTTTAGCAAACAGCTCAAAACTTTCATTTGCATTCATTGCTTTTTCTCCTTGTCTTGGCGCGGCATTTTGTACAACGGATTGCCCCACTTTGGGACGCATCCACAAATATTATTTTTCGTCCCGAAGAATGGGCGAAGCGTTCCGCTTCTTCAAATCAATTTTTGCGGAACGTTTTGCCCTGGGGCTTGTTAGGTGCTGTTTTACAAATTCGTTTAACAGGTAATACGCCTTGTCCACGCAACAGCACATCCCCTCTTTTTCATCAATATCTTTTTCGAGCAGGTCTTCAAAAAGCGGGAAGCCTTTTAGAACGCGAAATAACTCATTGTCAACTTGCTTGCCAGTCTTTGTTTCGATAACGTGGCAGGCGTCTAAAACAATCGACATTATTTGATGTTCGACATCACGTAGCAGCCCAGTAAAGCTGACGCCATCAGTTTTGCGAAACATATTCTGGTAGCTCTCGCTTTTTTCGCGTTCTATTCTTCCCGCCTCAAATAGACCTGTGAGAACTTCTTTGATTGCTGTTGCAGTCACTTTCTCTACCATAATTCTACCGTCCTTTCAGACAACACTTGTAAAATTGCACCTAACGCTATGCCGAAGGGCGAAGCGGATTATTCAAAATACATCCTTTAATCCGTTTTGCCCTGGCGCTGTTGTACGCAAAACCGGCGATGATTTTGATTGCGCCGATTCAATTAGCCCCTCTGTTTCAATTCTGTCTCTTAAATAACAGAACTCTCTATTTGTCATATCCAAAACCACTCTGACCATATTAGTATGTTCGCTTACCCCACCTTTCGTTCTAAACCTATCATGCTTTACTATTTTCATTTCCATTTCCCACAACAAAGACAGCGCATTCTTTCAACCGGGAATGTAAATCGTGGCCACGAATGACCAAATATTTTACAGAATAATCTTTTAATCATGTCTTTCCTTTCTTATCGGCGCTCTTGGCTATTTCGCCGGTTTTGCGTACAACTACCACTATGATGCAATAACATTCACCCTATGCTCTGATTTTGCACGTAAGACGAAGCTGCTACACGGATTCTATTGCGAACCTGAACGTGCCCCTGCTGTCGGGCTTGCCCTCGATCTTGTACTTGCCGATAAGGATTTTCAACGACTGCCCCTTGGCTGTGGCCACGACGCGATTGCGAATGACCTCGTAGATATCGTCGCACTCTTTCGCGTCAGACTTCATGGACAGGTACTTGTCGATCCTGTGCTCAAACTCTGGATCGTCGGCAATCTTCATCTCCGTACCGAAGTTCATGCCAGGGGCGCATACGGTCTTCATCGGACAATCCTTGCACACCTCCACGTCCTTGATGCGCTCGGGCAGGGTGCCGGCCTTCACATGGGTGTTGATGGTCTCGCAAGCCTTGATACAGGACTCGGCGAGGGCATAATCGAGCTTAACATCCACGGTCTTGATCGCGCCCGTGCTCTTGTTTTTGAGGATGAAAATGCCGTGATCGACGTTTTTGCCGAGGAGGTAGATCTGGATCTGCGCGAGGTAGGCGCGCGTCCATGGCTTTTTGTTGAAGTCGTCCAGGCACTTGATCATGTCGTAGATGTGCGGCGCCATGCTCTTGATTTCAATCGGAACCGCCACGCCATCGTCCACGATCACGCCGTCGAGATGCCATGTGATGTTGTACTTCTCCCACTCGCCCACGCTCTGCTGTTCGATCACGGTTATGCCTGCGTCCTCGAGCATACGCAGAACCGCCTTCTCCTCGCGGTTGCCCTCGTCGTAGATCATCTGCAGGCGCGTGTCCGGAAGTTCCTTCTCCTGCCAGCGCGTGCGCTCGAGCGCACCCCGGCGTAGACAGCCGTTGAGTTCTGGAACATAATGACCCACGCTCGACGCGCGATTGCTCTTGCAGGGGATACGCTTGATACGGGTCTGGACGTTCTTTTCGACCGCCTCCACGATATTTATCATTGTCACTCCTTAAAGTTAAAGCGCGGTTTTTAGCTCCATGGATAACCGCAAACCATCCGGGGGAGAAGGAAAGCAAGGAACTCCCCGGTTCACTTTACTGTCCGGGCTCGGGCGGCGGAGGCGCTTCCTCGTTGCCTTGCGCCTGTTTGCCGAAGAGCTCGTAGTGCTCCTTCTCCACGGCCGGGACGAGATGCTTCATCATGGCCTCGCTCACGTCCTCGATCTTGGTCTTTCCAGACACCATCTTATTCTCCCTGTTCTTCCACGTAGTCAGGCGCGCAAGGGATTTGGACGCGAGATCGGTATCGCCATCGGCCATTTCCAGTAGCATCTTCCAGACCTTACTCTTGGCGTCGGCGGTCTGCGGGGCCTCGGTCTTGCCACCCTGCGTGCCCTTGCCGTGACGGACCTGAACGCACAGAGACTGCGTGATCTTGTTCCCGGTAGCGGCCGCGATCTCATCCCACGAGAAGCTCATGCCCAGAAGGCTTTTGAGTCCGCGGTTAAGCGCGTTCGTAAGCGCCTTCTTCTTGATGTCGTTGATGTCGATCTCGGACAGGGGCAGAAAATACTTCTCGCTCTTGTGCGTCTGCGCGTCCCATTTGCTGCGCTGCGCGAAGAACTGATCGTGGGTGCTGCACGACCCGATTTCTGGCACGCTCCGTCCCGCGTAACGGACGGTAGTTTCGCATTGGATATTAATGAATTCGCCCTTATCGTCCGACACGATCTCCTGTGTGAACCTGGGCGTGTCGTAGCTGACGCCAAAGGCCGAGGCGATCTTGGCCGTTCCCGTCCACATCAGGTAGGGCTTGCCGTCCTGATCGACAAGGTCGTGGACGTTAAGCATATTGATACAGGCCTTTCGGATACGGCCCTGCGCCTCCATGTATTTCTCGATACGCTTCGTCTGCGCCTCCACACCCTCAGCGGTCGAGAGATCGATCTGGGTGTTGTCACGCACCTTAATTTGCGTGCTCTCACGAACATCGACTTCGCCGACGCCAGCGCTCTCGGGATCTTTTGCCTTCTGTTCAGCCATGACGGCCTCCTTTTGAAAGTGGACGATCAGCATCGGCAGCATCCCACCTGTATTCAATAACAGGTCGGCCAGTTTCCGACGCTCCTTCTTGTTTCAAAATCTTAAACCTGTTCTTTTTAATGAGCCTAAGGTCGCGCTTGAGGTCGGCCGTACCCGTAAGGGCTACGATCTCGGCCTCGCTGTGCCACATCCCGTCCGCCAAAAACTCGAGTACGCGCCGGGCCGTTGGAGACGGGTTTGTTCCGCTCATATACATCACGCCCTTGCCCCCTGCCCCCCCGGGCCTCTTCGCTTAAAAGCCAACAAGATGTGTCGAGCCTTCTTTAATTCCTCGTCAGGCCAAGGCGAGAAACCGCACATCCTGTTGGACAAATGCTGATATGAAATGCCCATTTCGGCGGCCAGTTCTTTACGGGTCATTCCGGCATTAATAATTTCGGAGGCGGTCAGGTTGCCCATGTGTCAAATAATAATAATAAATTTAACGGGGAAAGTCAAGGACTTTTTTTAGCTGGAGGCGAAAGGGTCGAAGCCAAAGCGATGCTTGGTTATGTTTTTCAATGCGTTAAGAAGTCCTGAAATAATTGGTATCGTCAGCTCGCGCGGGAGCTTATTAATGTATGGGGCGTACTCGGCGATAACCACGGCAACGGCGACATAGCCGGTCACGAAGCCGGCCTTGCGCGTGGTTATGGTCTTATTTAATGCCATCGTTTACGCCTATGACTTCAATTTGAATCTCCCTGTCCCTGCCGGCCGCCTTCATAAATTCATTGAAGGCCACCCTGCTTTCGAGGACACCTACTGTTGATTTCCTCGCCCACGGCCGTCCCTTCCAGACGAGCCCGTGATACTTGCCAACAAGAACACAGCCACTTGTATCAGCCAAATCGTTGCCGATATGCACCTGTATTTCATCACGCCCAGGAACGTCTTGAAGTTCATAACACCACCCGTGTTTAGGACTGTTCACGTACTTCGCCACATACAGGCCCTGCGGGAAGCAGGACAGGTTGTGCTCGTTATTCACCCATGGGGGCTCGAAGGTGTTGACCAGGGGTATTTCGTTTAAAAACATGGAGCCAAGGGTAAACCCCTTCTGATAATACCGCAGCATCGTAAAGACTTTCATTTCGCCTCCTACATCATTCCTGGGAAAATTCTGTTGGTTTCGTCGAGCTTGCAGGCCAAGTCCACGAACAGGCCGTTATCGACAACAAGCGCGGTAATGTCTTTGACGTTTTTCATTGTCACTGATTCCTTATGCTAAAAGGCTGTTCGCCTTCACCGGCCGGCGCGACCTCCGCCTGGGGCGCTTTCTTTTTCGGTATAATTCCCGTGCCGAGCTTGTTCATCTGTGCCGCCCAGGTGTTGAGAAAATCCGTCTGCTGGGCAATAGTCTTCTGCTCGGTAGCGGTGTCGCCACGCTCGCGTGCGGCCTTGGCAATCTTATTGAGGTTAGACATGGCAGTATTGACGTACCGCGTGAGATTGTAGGCCATAATCTCGTTCTGGTTCTGGTCCAGGAAGGCCTTTGCGGCCTCGGTGTCTGATGCCGCCAGATCCGTATATTGCTCCCAATATGCCTGTAGCTCATCTTTCTTGCGGTAAAACATACCCTTGCTGGCGTTAGGAAGCGGAGCGCCTTTGATTCTGCGCCAGAAGGGGATCTCTCTGGTCGCAGGCAGCTCCGCGCCCGGGACTCCACGAGCATATTGCGCGGTCTTCCATCCCGAACTCACGCCCTTCATCAGAAAATCTCCAAGGCCACCGACCTGTTGTTTGATGAAGTAGTCAAACAGCTCGGGCGTAATGTCCACCATTCCAGGCCTGTACTTGCTCCCGCCCGTTATCTGGTTCAGCCTCTCCGCAACCGCTTTTGACTGCGCGCTCACGCCCTTGAAATACATCTGGCTCTCAGGTTTCCACTTCTCATACATCGCTCGTTCCGGGTACATGGGATTGCCGGCGAAATCGGTATTCAGGCGGTAGTCTTCGTACCAGCGAATAGCGGTTGGAAACATAGTCTGAGCGACATTACCGGAACCGAGCGGATTGAACGATCCCACGATATTAGAAAGAATGTTGGCGGTAGCCTGTTCGGGCTTCGTCACGCCCCTGGTCATGGACTCAAAAAGCACGCCCGTGGCATAGAATACGCCGAAGTTGAACGGAAGCGGAATCTTATAATAGGTTCCGTCGGCCTTGGGGATAATCCAGTTCCGGGTGCGGGTAAAGAGCGGTATCTTCTCGTAGTTCTCGTCACCCATCATCATCCGGCCCCACTCCGCGAAACCCACGCCCATCGTGCCCAGGCCCACGGTAAAGGCTACGCCCTTCGGCGTTTTGAGGATTTGTAGTGCGCGGCGGTTTCCCTGCATGGCCGCATTCGCGAACATATACAGAGCGTTGAATGTCGCGCCCCATTCGCCCTTGCGGTTGAAGTTGACGGTGAGATTCTTCGCGACCTGGGCCGCGCGTTCGGGTGAGTACCCGTGCTCGCGCATGACCTTGAAACAGGACAAGCGCGTTCCGTTTTCGACCGCGGAGTTCATAACGTCTACAAAGTCTTTGACGCCGAAGACAAACTTCTTGAGGTTGTTCATGGCGCTCTTATCCATGGAGTTGATTTCGCTTACAAAGCGCTTCTGCACAGACTCGAGATCGTTGAAGTTCACGAACTCGACCGTGCCCCCGTGCTCGCTGAATTCGCGTGCCCACTTCTGCGCATCCGTGATTCCGGACTCCCCTATCATCTTCAGGATCCACTTTCCCGCCACATCCTTTTCCTTGAACAGATGTCCGTACATACCCTTCATCATCCTCGGCACGCCAAAGGCTATCTGCGCCGCCATCGCCGCGCTGTGCTCGGACGTGATGTTAATCATAGCCTCCTGTAAGTCACGCTGGAAGTTGGAGATGATGAATTCGGGACTCCATCGCGTGATCATGCCCGCGAGGAAGCGGTTGTACGCACCCGCGGTCCTGACGATTTTAGCGAAAGTGCTGTCGTTCATGGTGCCCATGTTCTTCATCGCGTTCGCCAGCGCGTCGTCGTTTATGCGGATAATATTGTCTTCGCCGTTGACCTTAACAACCACGACATTGGAGGCGCGCTTCCAGTTCGGGGTGACAATTTCCCAGACCTTGTTGTTGGGGCTTTCCATCACCAGGCCCAGAAAGGCGCGCCCGACCTCATTCCTGTGCGCAGTAATGATGTCTTTCTGAATCTGGGTGAGAATGTTGGCGATTATGTTATCGGCATTGGCCATGGTCTCGCGCCCCATCGCCGTCTTAGGCTTGTAGCTGACGCTAAACCCCTTGGCTCCGCCGATAGGGCGGAACTCGGCTTCGAGATCCTTAATCTGCTCTGCCGTAAGCCCCTTCATTCCCAGCATCTGCGCGTCCTCGGACTCCTGGAAGCCCTTGAGCGGGACGTAGTTTTTCCATGCCCGGTTCCAGCCTTTGATTGTTTCCGCGCTCACGAGGCCATACTTTTGCAGGACGTATTCGTGGTAAGTGTTGATGTTCTTGACCATCTTCTCGATTTTGTACAGCTGCGCGAGCTTCTCCGGATGTACGCTCATTTGTTTGATTATGGCGTCGGCAATAACATCGAACATACCCGAGGAGGGGTTAAGCTGCTCAATGCCATTGAAGAGAACTTTCTGCGCGAACACAGGGTTAATCTTGGCGCCACTGGCGTTGCGCTCTTTTGCGTGTCGGGCATAGAGCCAAATCCCGATTTCGCGCACGTTCATGCCCGAATCGTGAATAGCTCTTTCGAGTGGTAACACGTAGTTGACGCGGAAGGAATCGAGCATGGCCTTGGTCTTGCCGTGCATTATCTCCTGTTTCAGATACGCGTCAAAGGCCTCAGGGATCTTCCGCACCTGCTGAATCGCCTTCTGGACAAACCCAAGGCGAGCGAACTCGTCAACAGTCTTGCGCTTAAACCACTCGCGAATGCCCTCGCCCGCGACCGTGAAGGACTCGTACGCGCCTTCAGGGCTCATGGGGTCGGCGGGAGGGGGCTTGGGAATTAGGGCGCCGCCGGCAGGAGGCGGGGCCTCCGCACCCTTGCGGCCGTAGATATGCTCCTCGGCCCTGCGCACGCGCTCCTGTTCCGGGATCTCCTCGGCAGGCTTCGCCGCCTCATCAATCGGCATGGGCTTTTCTTTCGCGAACAACGGCTGTCCCTCATACAAGACCTTATCTCTCATCGCCGGCGTGATGTCGAAAGCGGGCTGGTTTTCATGAACGCCCTTGTCCGCAAAGTCACCCTCCTCGTGAGCCCTTCCTCGTGCCTCGTAGGGAATGTTTATTTTTCCTACTTTCCCACCGCCGAGCCTTCTTAATATGTCGTCGGCTACCTGGGGAAGCATCTCGTCATAGAATCTTATGAACCCCTTGCCGCCTACGGTCAAGCCTTTTCCGGTGATCTCTCCCGACTCCTTTCCCATTATCTCAGCGGCGTTGGCTTTATTGGATAGGAGTTCGGACAGGGGCTTGCCGATCCATTCGTTATTGCCCGATGAACTGTCCAAAATTTTACCCTCACTATCTACATAAACCCTCACTTCACCTGATCGCTTGGTGTCGAGAATAACCTTTTTTACCGCGAGCAGTCTCGGATGTTCAATTCCTGGACCTGCTGCCAATGCGTTATCGTACTTCCCCCACCTTACTCCATTAAGCACCGATCTCATGCTTTTCGACCATCTCGCCACTTGCTGTATGCCAGTCGTCCACGCAACCCTATCCATCCCCCGTTCCGCCGCATAGCGTATGGCGCGTTTCAAGGCGAGACCAACCCATGCCTTCGTATTCGTAACAAAGGGGCCGCGAGAAACGCCGGTACTTACCAATTCCCGAAAATGATCCGCGGCATCAGTTACATCGTTTTGTGCTTGATGATACTCGTTTCTTGCAAGAAATTCCTTTCTCGCATCAGATTTTTCGCCCCGCTTTAGGGCTTCCGAGATGGCGTCCAGCTCGCGGGCTGCAACAGCAAATCTTTCTTCCGCTCTTTTAAGCGTGGCCTGGGCGGTTTCGATGGCGATCCTGTCGTATTTTCCGCCTTCTTTCCTGTAGCTCTGTCCCCAATCGCTTTGGATTTCTTCAAGAAACAAAACCTTTTTGCCTTCGGCATCCACGCGCTCGTTGAAGCGTATCCACGCAAGCACATTCTTAATTTCAGGATAATGCGGGCCAGCGGCCAATTCCGGGCCCGGAAGCGAAATAGCCAGCTCGCCGTAATTTTCTCCGCCGGGAAGGCGCCATAATGGGCTCATGTATTGGGGTACTGTTCCAGGGTAGTTTCGTTCTCGAATATAATTGTCAATGGTTTCTTGGGGAAGAATGTCAACCATCCTTCCGTTAAAATTCAGCCTGAGTTTTGTTGGCTCAAAATCAGACGGCCGTGTCTGCCATAAGTTACCCAGCGGGTCGGTAAAAGACCGTTCTCCATCGGCAGGCCCCTCCCATGGAATATCCATTTTTCTAACGGCGAGCATCGTGGTTTCTTCGGGCTTTGGAACGCCGGGCCCTATTTTGTCTTTGTCGTACTTCCCGTCCAGGTATTCGATTATGGTATTGCGCTCTACCGGCGCCTCGTCCACAAGCTCAAGAAATTCCTTGATCCCCGACCATTCGATCTCGTCTTGTTTGATGCCGAGCTTGCCCTTGTTACTGTCGAGCCATTGGATCCATTGTTTGCCCTTGAGATTGTCGAATCTGGCGGGAGCATTCTCGAATGCGCGCTTGAGAACGGAGTAGAACGTGGGGGCGGTAGGACCCCCACCTTCGCGAGCGTACCGGGTCGTGGCTTTTTCACGCTCGTTCTTGTTCTTGAGCCGGCCCAGGACATCGCGAATTATGGCATCAATCTCCTCTGTCCGCGTGTACTCGGTGAGCCCAAAACGCTGCAGCAGGCGCTTAAAGAAGGCGCGGATCATTCCCTTGACCGTGACGTTGGCCTTGGTGTAGCTGCGGGCGTCGTAGCGTTCGATCTGCTTGGCTATCCACTCGTCCATGAGCACGTCGGGGGTGGCGTCACGGTAGGTATGGAATACCTGCACGCGCTCGATATAATCCCGCAACTCCTTGCTCTTGAGCCAATTCTCTTTGTACTTTGATTTCAGTTCTTCCGTTATCCGGTTCAAGGGCGTGTCCTGAAAATACTTGCGGTCTTCCTCGAACAGGCGCTTGATGACGTCGTGGATCCTGGGGTCGGAACGGATTAAGGGAGAAGCGCCGAAGTGTCCTGCTATTTCATGGACGAGGATGCGCCGGAGCTCGGATGCGGGCAGGCGCGAACTGATGGTGACACGGGCTCGTCCGTCTGCGCCCATGAAGATTTCGGCCTGGGCGTCAGGTGGAAGACGGCCCTCGGTATCGAGAACGATATCGAGATTTTCCGGCTTATAGTGCCCGAAGTAGTCTTCGAGAACGGTCGCTGTTACCTTGGATACTATTTCTGGCGCTCGCCCCACGGCCGTAGAAGGACGGGGGCGGGGCGCGCCCACTACCAGACGGTTGCGCCTGGACAGACGCCATTGTCCAACATCAGTATTGGGCAAGACCTTCTTCAGGTCCGCCATCAGCGAGTTCCAATCGTCGGCGCTGACCTCTTCCATGTCGCCGTCGGGGTTGTCCCTCTTCATCTCCGCGCGCCGGCGGGCCGCCTCCTCGTTTTTGTTCGTAATCTCGCGCCGGGCATCGTCCTCACTCTCCCATTCCAGGTCCTGCTGCTCGTCCCGGAGGCGCTTTACTTCTTTCCTTATCGCGGCTTCGGTAATTTTCTCTTTTCTGGCCGTAAGCGTGGCACGGGCCCGGGCCTGGAGCTCGGAGTCGGTGACGACGATGTTGTCTGCCCTGATTTTTTCCACTTCCCTGGCAATGTCGGCCTCGCTGATGCTTTTCTTCTTCGACACCCCGCCCCTGGCCGCGACATCGCGACGCCGAGCCTGAATTTGGTTGCGGGCCATCTGCTTGAGCTCGTTTTCGTCGGCGACGAAGACCCGGCGCTTGACCTTTTCCGCGGTCATGTAGCCGCCTTCGCCCTCGACGGCTATGCCCACCTGTGTAAACACCTTCTTCTGCGCAAGATAGTCTCGGACTTCGTAAGACTGTCCGGACTTGGTGTAACCGTCGTCGTGAAGCTGCTGCCTGATCCCGTCTACCTTCTGTTTGACGCCAAAATCGTCGATTTTTGAATCAAAACCGGCATCCTCGTACTTCTTTATCACCGCCGCCAGCTGCTGTGGCTCCCACATCTCGCGGTTGGCCTCGGCCTTGTCGATTTCGCGCACGAGCGCGTTCATGGCCTGAGCCTCTTCTGGCGTTTTCAGCGTAAAAACAGCCATTCTCTCTTCTGCCGTCCTCGGTTTGTATCCAAGTGCAACAGCATCTCGGTAATTCTGCTTTTCGGCCTCGTCTTTCAGGACTTCCCGTTCCTTCTGCGCCTCAGTTTTCTGTTTTTTCTTCTTAATTTCGACCTTTTCCTTCTTAACCGCGGGCCGGCTCTCATCGGGTATGGTCGGGGCCATGGCCGCGACAGCTTTGATGGCCTCTGGCGACATCGGATCCGAGTTCACGAGCTCCTCGACTTCGTCGGGCGTGAGCTCTTCGGGCTTTTTCGCTACCCGCTTCGGAGGGACTGCGGCTTCCCCTTCCTTGGGGGTTACGGCAGGCGCAGGCGGGGGCGCAGGGGGTGGAACGGGGGGTGTGGCGGGTCTTTCCTCGGCTTTTGGGGCCTCGGCGATTTTAGGGGCCTCTGGAGCGGCCGGGGCTGCAGGGGCAGGCGGAGGCGGTACGGCAGTTTTTGCCTCTTCAGCGGCCTTGGCCTTGGCGGCTTCGGCTTTGGCATCGGCATCGCGCCGGCGATTCTTAACCTCCTCCACGACCACGCCCTTGTCGCCCTCGTGCAAATCCTCAAAAACGTACTTGGAGGGGTCGCGTTCGACCGCGTCCACGTACTCGCTCGCGGTAAGTTTAAGATCTTTGAGCGAATGCCGTTCCCGTGGTTTCGGCAGCAGGCCCGCGACTTCGGCAGCCTTTCTCACTCCCCTGCTCACTAAGCCTTCGGGTACGCCCCTTATCGCTCCCGGGACCATGCCCATGGCAAAACCCGCGAGAGTGGCGTCGATTCCGTTTCTGACCATCTGGTTCCAGGTCAGGCCCGGGTTCACGCCCGTGACCTTGTCGATGAGGTTCTGGCCCATGGTCATGCCGAGCATGGTCGCGGCCGCATTCCTGCCCTCTCCGAGCGCGTGCTTGGACATATTCACAAGCACGCCCGATACCATCTTCTCCGCAGCCTCTTTCCCGACGGCGGCGCTTGTGGCCTTGAACGCGAGAGCGAGGCGGTTGAATATCCCACCCATTCCAACGGTCATAAAGACTGTCTCGACGGCGCCCTTTCCGAATGCCGCGAAATCGGCAATGGTCTCGTCCGGCAGTTTCTCGCCTCCGATAACGCGCTTGAGATATTCTTCCTGGCTCTCACCCATCCTCGATACGCCAAGAACCGCGCCCGGAACCAGCATTGGTATCTTCAGGGCCGCGGATGCGGCAAAGCCCACCAGAAGAGGTATGGATTGCAAGGTCTCGAGTGTGAGAAGTTTTCCGGCTTCCGCTATCTCTCCTTTTTGAATCAGGCTCGATGCGGTCTCGTTGCCGAAGCGCTGCTCGATAATGTTGTTTTTGGCCTCGACATCGCTCAAGAACTTGTAAACAGGGTTCTCGTCCGCTGTCGGAGGCGTGATCTTTGTTGGAAGATCCGTGCCGAAACTGTCATTTATGCCGGCGTTTACGGAGCTAACAGTGATCCACAGGGCCTTGTTGAGCTCGTGTCCGACCATGGCTCCGGATTTAAGCCACGACGCCGTGCCAGCAGTAAGCACGCCTTTAACGCTCTTCCATGTCCCCGGGGCTTCCACCGGAGTTTCTTTCTCGGGTTCGGCGGCAGGCTTCGTTTCAAGCGCGGCAGGCTCGGGCTTTTCTTCAATGGGCGCGCCCTCGAAGTCGAGCTTCATGGGTTCGGGCCTGTATTCGGCCACAACCTCCTGCAACGGTCGCCCCGTAGCCAGGTATGCCGCACGCTTCGCCCTATCGGTTCGGAGGAGTTCGGGTTCGGCGGGAGGTATGGGGGTTTTAACGCCCAGGCCTGGAGCCGAGGGCGCGATTGAGGTGGGTGGAGCCTCGTGGACTTTAAAACCTCTTACGTCAACGAGTTCGCGCTTTGGAGGCAGAGGCGGAGCCTCGGCAATCCTTTTCTCCCAATCGGGAGTGATGTCGATCTTGGGGGCAGCCGCGAGTTCTTCCTGGCGCTTGACCTCCGCCTCCCGTTGCTGCAGTTCCGCGACCGGAAGGCCGAGTATGCCGGCCTCGAGTTCGGGCGTGTAGGTGGGCGGCGGGGCTTGGAAAGCGGCAGCAAGCTGTTCGAGCGTGGCCCCGTCTCTGATGGCGGCGTCGGTGTCGAAATAAGTGCCAAGAAAATCTTTTATCTGGCTGTCGCTGGCACCATCTCTCCTCGCCGATTCTATATCAAAAGGCATTTATGGTTTCCCGATAACGTATTTGCTCATGTCCAAAGGCGCGGCCGCTCCGGCTCCGAGCTTATTAATCGCGCTCAACAATGACGCGCCACGATAGATTCCCTGCTGCATCCGGTATTGGTCCAGGTCCGCGGCGAGGGTGTGAATTTTTTTGTCGATATCCGTGATGCTCTTGTTGATGGCGTCGTCGTCGCCCTTGAGTTCGGCCCACGTCCACGTCTCCATGGACATTGGGCTCTTTGCTTTTCCGAGCTTACTCTTGAGGGCGAGCTTGGACTGCTGCAGGTCATTTTTTTCCTTGATGAGATTCCTGACGTCGTCTTCTTTTGCGTCAGCAATTTTTTCCGCCTCCTGCTTGAGCTTCTCCCCCTGAAAGCCCGCTCCCGTTCCAGCAGCCTTAGCCCTGGCCTCGGCCTCTAAAGAAGGCGCGACCTTGGCCTGTTCCACGCCCTCGCTTCCGAGATCAGAAGCCTGCACGCCCCTGCGCGCTGCCTCTGCCTTTATCTCTTCGAGTTTCCAACCCGGGTGCTCGGCCTGTATTTCGCCGTAAACCTTCAGCGCCGCCTGGCTGGCCGTGCCCTTGCGTTGCTGTTCCGCGGTCTTGGCCTGCTCCTCCTGCCTCTTCTCGCCCGCCTTCCCCTGCAAGGTCTCGGCTGCGGCCACCCGCTTCTCCAGATCCGCGAACATGGCCTTGGCACCGTCCTCGCTCGCGCCGAAGATCGCGGTCTCGAACTGATCCTTATCGGGCAGAGCCACATTCAATTTCTCCGCCTGCGCGAATAAGCTCATGCCCACGCCCAGGTGCGCGAGACCCTTGCCGAACTCCTCCGCCGTGGTCTCCTGTTTCACCACCGGGGCCAGATGAGGCATTTTTTGGATTATTTCGTTTTTGGCCTTCAGCAACAGCTCTTCCTTGTTCTTGGCTTTTTCCCATGCCGCGTAATCCTGTGTGGCCTTGTTTACTACCGCACCCGCGCCGACCATGGTTTCGGCGACTTTGCCGTAGGGGCCGGCGATGTCGATGGGCGCATACGCCTGTTCGAGAGAAATGGGCATGATTACCTCCGATAAGTTTGAGCGAGTCCGTAGCGGGTCTTGGGGCTGCTGAAGTGATCCATCATCGACTGCATGACCTGTAGCATCTTGTCCCACCTCATCGCCTCTTTCTGCATTCCCAACTGCGCCGTACCCATCTTTTCCGTGTACGCCTGCTGGCGAAGGCCCATGGTCTGCCCGAATTTCTGTGCCTGCGCCTGCTGCTGCTGCGTGATGTCCCACCTGCGCGTGCCTTCGGCCTCTTGCCTCTCATAGGCGGCCTGCGCCGCGGCCTGCGCAGCTTTATTGGCCTTCATCTGCTTGTTCGCAGCCCACCAGTTCATGATCAGAGCGCCCACGCCAGTGATGCCGGAAATGATATTGCCAACACCCGCAAGCGTGCTCCCTATTCCCGATGGCTTTTGTATCTGAGGAGTAGGCGCTTCCGGATACGCCCCGCCGGGCACGGGCACATCTTCCGGTTTCGCGTATGAGGCCATGGGGAAGCCGAGATTGAAGGAGCCGGTTCCGTACTGGCCCAATGCCGAGCCCTGGCCCTCAGGGTACTGGCCCAGGAACGATGTTCCGGTATCGCCAGCATTCGATTCCGGCTCGGCCCCCATGGCCAGCACGTCCCAGCCGGATCCGCCCCCATACTGATACCCTATCGGCGCAATCGCTTTTGTCATATCTTCTCCTTTTATTATCAGGCGTACTGGCGCGTGAACGCGTTTTCAAAGGCACCGTCGTCAAGATACTGGAGCTTAATAGTCCAGTTTCTTTCGTTTTTGCTTCCGGGCGGGGACGTATAATATTTGTAGTCGGCCGAAACTACCTTTGCCGGTCTTCCGTTGATGGTTATGACGCTGCCAACCTTGTTGCCGGGATTCTGGTCGGCCCCCCAATAAGAATTGGGGACAATGATTACGTTCTTTAACGTACTGCTTGCTACTTTGGCCTTCCAATCGCCAAATTTATATGTAACGGAAGCGGCCTGCGTCCCATTCCATTTTGAAATGGCTCTGGAATTAAGGGCCGTCTTCACGTTTTCATTGTTGGCGTAGTCCTTGTTTCCAACCGGGTCGGCTATTACCTTGTTTACCACCCAGGCCGTAGCGGTAGCGTTTCCGGCGTCCACATACTCCGTTATGACGGCGGCGTTGGCCGTCTTCGTTCCCAGGCTCTTGATGTATTCGTTGAACAGCGTGCCGTCGATATCGGCGGTGGCGACTTTGGTAAGCATCGCGGTGTTGGATGCGAGCTTGCCGATGTCGGATGCGACAAAGTCCCTGGTTTCGCCGGTCGCGGTGTTGACGATTACCGTCGCCCCGGAATCGGTTGTGGCAAAAGCGTGGGTGTTATCCATGAACGTGCCAGAGAGCTTGAGTTTCTCCGTCTCTCCGGTTTCGGGGTTGATATGGGTAATAGGCGCGTCTTCGCCGTCCGCATCCCTGTACGTTGCGTATCCGCCCGTGGCACTGTTGTACACGCTTTCGTTCTTGATTGCGGCTCCGCCCGCATCGACGTTGGCGGCGGCGGCATCGGCTCCCGCATTCTGCCCGAAAATGGAGTCGAACAGGTCGTTGTCGATCTTGAACGTGTGCGTTGTCGAGTTCCAGACCGCGCCGTTGTTCTGGAAGAGCTTGGTCATGTCCGATTTCCAGCCTTCGTAACCCGTGCCCCCGCCGACCTTTGACACGTACTTATTCACTTCGTCCGCGCTTCCCAGACGCGCAACCGCCGCGTCCATGGTCAGGGATTTCTGCCACATCTTGTCGGGGTTGTAGCTGTCCTTGTAATCCTGCAATGTCTGGGTCGCCCACGCCTGATCCATCGGCACTCCAGGATGCTGGGCCTGCCACATCGACTGCAGGGTAGGAAGCGCCTGATCTATGGTTGTCGAATCTCCGAAACGGACGATGGTGGCATCGAGGTTATTGCTGGCGGTGTTGAAGGCGTCGGAAAGTTTTGACGCTTTCCCGGCCCGGAACAGGGCCATGTCGGGTTCGGATCCGTAGAGATCCCTGTACGCGTTCCTGTATTCGTTCTCGTCTCCTCCAGCCGTCGCGGCGTCGAGCCTGGTTTGAGCGTGCTGGCGCTGTTGCGTCTGCTGTGTCTGCGCAGCCGTTACCAGGGCTTGAGCGGCAGGGAGTTCCTGGGCCATGGCCTGCTGGCTTATGTCTTTCGTTATCTGCGCTTCCTGAATGCGACCGGCTCTTTCCGATGTCGCAAGTGCGGCGGCCGTGGCTTCCGGGCTGAGGCCGAGTTGGTTCGCGCGCATCTGAGTCTCGGCCACATCCGTAGCCGACCGGGTGGCCGCGGGCTCGAGAGCGCTCTTGAGCATGGATTCATAAACCGGGCTTTTGCCGGCCGCCGTAGAACGCAGAATGTCTATTCCCAGATCCGCGTCCGTATTCCCTCCGGATATTGGAGGAAGCGAAGACGATAATACCGAAGATGTCGATCCCGCACCCGTACCCGTGACCGGGTCCACGTCCGTATCTTCTCCCGGCTCGCCTCCGGCCTGGAAACTCGTTCGGATATTACTTATGGGTTCGGTCTTCTTGTCTCCGTCTTCGAGGGCGAGAATGGGTTTGAGGCTCCGGATCTGGGCTTGATTTCCCTGCGACTGCGTCACCCTCTTCTTGGCGGCTTCAATCATAAGCTGTTCTACCTTGTCCGGACCGCCGATGATGTTGACCATGGGCGCGTTGACATAGTATTCACCCTCGTGATCCACGAACGTCTTTTCGTTCACTTCCTTATCCGCAACGACCTTATCTCCGTCGTCTCCGGTGTAGGCTCCGGGCTCAGAATCGACTATGGCGGCCATGCCCCCGACGGCGTACCCGCGCTTGCGCCTGTGCCCGGCCCTTATCGAACCTTCGTAACCGAGAGCTTTCGTGGCGATAGCAAACGCAGAATCGTCGGGCCTGCCTTCGGCCTTGAGTTTTTCCGCCAATCTCTTGAATTTTTCCGTATGCACTCCGCCTCCCCCGGCTTTGCCGGAAGAAGACGAGGAGCGGCTCGCGCCTGCGGACATGGGCGATGGGGCGGAAGATGGGCCGCTGATTTCGGGAACGCGTCTAATGGGGGCGTGCGAATACTGTTCTTTGCGCTTGCGCTGGTACTGGCTCATGGGCCCGCCCTTCATGGCTTCGGGTAAGAGTTCGATCCAGAGCACATCGGAAGACTTGTCCATATCACGCTCCTGTTTATAGCTTGTCGATTCTGTCTTTAATGTCCATCAGCGTACGCCAGATTGTTTCAAAATTCTTTTGAATAATCAGATTCGCCTTTCTCTGATCTGCTCCCGCGGGCAAATCCATGAGCCTGCTCTTTTCCGCCGCCTGCCTGTACGTGTTCTCGGCCATATTACCTCAACGGCAACAGGGACCGGCCCTGGTTCTGGTAAATGTCGTCGTAGTAGTAGTCGGACGCGGCCTTTGGGATGTCTCTGTCCAGCACGCGTATGTCAAACATCTTCGCCGTGCTGTATTCGCCGATATGTACCACGCCACCATAATTGATGTGGATTAAGGGTATGGGCGCGAGATCGGTTTTGTCCACGGTGATGTAGAGGTTGTCGTCGAGACGCCGGAGTTTGATTATCGCCCACGCATTCCCGTCTTCCTGCTCCTCCGTGAATGGGAGCATGACCCTGAGATCGTTGATACCGTCCTGGAAGATTAGGTACGCGGAATCGCCTTCATGGGCGATGTCGATAATGAGATTTCCACCCTCAAAACGAATGAGCGCTTCGCCCACCGGGGCTGGCGTAAATACATAGAATCCCGCTGCCGCCACTCTCGGGCTTGCGGAGTCGAAGGCGTATCCGCCGTCGGCGGTTATTCTCGAAACAAAAGCCATTACGCGCTCTCCATTTTGTCCTTGGTAAATATCGTCCCGTTATCCGTTACCTTCTCTTTGATAACTGCGACCCCTGCATCGTTGTAAACCGTCCCGTACTTGTTTTCCTCTGTGGGGTCTTCCTGGACGAACTTGTTTCTTGCCTTCATATAGGCAAGCATCGCAGCCTCGTCCCTCGTTGGTAGGGCGCCTGCATCACCCGTAAGTTCGGAAAGTTGCTTGTCGCCGATACTGTCAATGGCCGTATCCACGCTGCCCAGGGCCAGAAGGACCGCGTTCTTGTTGGCCGTCGCAATGGCCTCGCTCGTCGGGTCCGCCGGCAGGTGTTCGGTCTTGTCCTTAACGGCCAACACATTAACGGATATTCCGTTGACAACAATCTCCGTCCTGTTCGTATTGCCCAGGATTGTTTCTGTGTCTGCTGCTATGGAATGAACTTCAACCGCCACGTCGCCGATAGCCGAATCAATGCTTACCAGGCCGTTGTCCAGGCTCGTAAACCTGGGCGCCAGGGTCGTGTCAATGGAAGTCAGGGCTCCGGTTTCCATGGTCTGCACGTCCGCCTTGATGGTGTTATCGGACTGCAGGGCGTTCCGCAGATATCCGGCCGGCCCGGTTTCATCCTTGATTTCCTGGACGTCGGCCTTAATCAAACTCATTCCGAATTCTGTTTTCAGGGCCGCGGCCAGCGCCGTCGCCTTGCTTGCTGTTCCATCAATAGCCTTAACGTCCGCCGGCAGGTTTCCGCCTGCAATCAAGGCGTTGTCTATTGACGTAAGGGCGTCGGCTTTTATAGCCTGGACCGTAACCCCTGCAACAAGTACGGTTGTTTGTCCGTGTATGGTTTCGGTTTCGCCAGCCGCAGAATGGACCTCGATTGCAATATCACCGATTTCGGTGTCAATGGTTGTCAGCGCATTGTTGATATCGGTGAACCTGGGCGCCAGGGCCGCGTCAATAGAAGACAAGGCGCCGGCCTCTATCGCCATAACTGTGACAGCGCCGGACGCAAGGGCATCCCAGGAGCCAGGGCCGTGTGTTAAGGAAAGGGCGGAATCTATTGAGGTTAGGGCGTTTTCTTCAACGATCCTTACCTTTGCCTCGATTATGCCACCAAGTTCCGGATCTTCTGTTATCGCATCGTTAAGATATTGAGCCTTGTTGGAATCGCCCTTTATTCTCTGCAGGTCTGCCAATATACAGTCATTGGTTGCATCCAGGGCGTCGTAAAGTGTTTGGGCTTTGGAAGAATTGGTCATTATCCCTATTACGTTTGCCTTTATCGCGCTATCCGAGCCGACAGTTCCCATTGCCTCACCAAGTTGTTCGGCATCCGTTTTGTTGCCTTGTATGGACTCCATGCTGGCACGAACATGGTTATCTCCGTTAAGGCTTTCGGGTTCCGTCCCTTTCCATCTTTTAACATTCGCCGGTACATCTCCACTTACAAGAAGTGAAACGGCCTCCCCTTCCCATTGTTTTACGTTGGCAGGCTTGTTTCCTCCGGCCACAAGTGCATCATCAATGGATTGCAGGGCGCCGGCCTGGATCGCCATGACCGTCACAGGACCGCTTGCCAATGCGTCCCAGGAACCAGGGCCGTGGACCAAGGACAGGGCTGCGTCAATGGACTGTAAGGCGTCGATTCCGATAGACCCAACCGACACGTCGCCTACTGGCACTTCAGACAAGGGGTAGAATCCATCCACGTCCACGCCAGTTCCGTTTACAAGTTCTCCAGATCCACCGCGGATTACAATCGCGCTCGGATAGGTGCAGGATGCGTCAATGACGATCTTCCCTTCAAATCCGTTTAGCCGCACCTTCTTGTTCGCGGTCGTCACATTGGCAATAGTAAGAATGCCTTTGCACTTCTGGAGACTTACTATCGTGCTTGTTACCACACCCATATTCAAGGTGGCGTCGTTGAATGCCGTATCCTCAATGCTCTCCGCGGTGCTGCTTGTATCGGGCCGGATCGTTATACCTGAAAGTACGACGCTCTGTTGAATCCTGCAATTCCTGGGATAAAGCCCTCCGTAAATAACGCAGCGCAAGAACATTGCCGTCCGAGAGTCTTCTGTTCCCTTTACTCTCAAGTTCTCGTAAGTCGCCCCCTCATTAGCTTCCAGAGCAAGGCCTCCGGCAAGCGGAGAATCTGCCCCTACAATATGCCTATACGCAAAGTCACTGTGAGCGATTGTGCGCTCCGAAGTCCCCACCTTAACCTTGATCCTGGACAACTTGTTTGCTGACGCAATCGCCGAAGCGTCACCAGAGTTATCAACGGGGTATTTTGCCGTTCCAGTCGGGAAACTGAATCCAGAAATTCCGCTGTCGAAGTCCAGATAAACAAAGCCGTCATTGAAGTTGGGCTGCCCGTTGTATCCTGTCCCGGTTATGAAGTTGTCTCTGGCATTGGTCGCTGCGGTAGCATCTCCGTCCAATGCTTTCACGTCAGAAGGCAGGTTGGCACCGGATGCAAGGGCGGCGTCGATAGAAGAAAGGACATTTACTCCGATTGCCTGAACGTCCGCTGGCAGGTTCCCGCCGGCCATAAGTGCGCTGTCGATGCTTGAAAGCGCGTCGGTCTGAATTGCATATACGTCCGCTTTTATGGTCCCTGATTCGCCGTCGCCTTGCAGCGCTGCCCTTAACGCATGGGCCTTTACGTCGTCAGAGTCTATCGCCTTAACGTCTGCTTTTACTTTGTCCGGGGAAATGAGGGCATTATAAAGAGTATTGGCTTTCCCCTCATCACCGGAAATACGCATAACATTTACGTCCATAAGTTCCATGCCAAGATTAAGCGCCTTTTCCAAAGTCTCGGCTTTTGCGGTATTGCTGTTTATGGCCTTAATATCCACCGGCAGGTTCCCACCTGCCATGAGAGCGTCATCAATGCTGGAAAGGGCATCGGTGCTGATTGAGAATACTTCTGACAGGACGTGCAGACCGGCTTCATCGAAGTTTAGTTTATCGGTCTTCTCCTGAATCGTGTCCACCGCAGTATCAATCGTCGTAAGTGCGTTGGTTTGCGCCGTCTGCGCGGCCAGGCTTGCGCGGGTGCTGATCGCAGCGTCCAGGTTGTCCAGTTTTGCAGCCCTGGCCGTGGTCCAATCAACGGAAGACAATGCGTTGGCGGCGGCGGCGCGGCTGGAAATCGTCGTGTCCAGGTTATCCAGTTTTGCGGCTCTTGCCACGGTGTAGTCTACAGAGGAAAGCGCCGAAGCTGCCGCCGCCCTGGTGGTTATAGCGGCATCAAGCTGTGCGCCCAGGTCGCGGGCGGTCTGCGTTGTTGCTCCAACGGAAACGGTATTCACGGCGGGGGTGATTTGTGAGAAGTCGAAAGGAATTGAAGCTGAAGCGTGTCCGTAGGTCTGCAAGATAATTTCCTGGTCTTCCCATTCCTTTGTCACGTCAACATCACGAAGTTGGACAGTAACTATTTTTGCGGATACTTCATCGGCAGTAAGGGCAACCTTAATCTGTGCGCTCCCTGCGGGCGAGTTAGTGGGGATTGCCGTTATCGTTGCCCCCGCTCCACCATCTTTATAAACCAGGCAGTCGTTAGTTGCCAGTGTCGGAGTGAGTTTGAAGTCCTGCGAACCTCTTGTAATTGCCGGAAGATAAACGTCAACGGCAACACCGTATTTTACGAGCATCATATCAAACCCCTTCCTTTACGCTGTGAATTACGGCAAACATTTCTTCTGGAAATGAGGCCGTTGATTTTAGTTTCCCCTCGAATTTTTGATTGTTGACGGTGAACGATACCTTTCCATTGCTGTCAAGTTTAATCTTTTCAGCATTATGAAATTTCTCAATACGAAGACAATAGTTTCCGTCCGTCATTTTCGTTATCTTCGTTGCGCGTCCTTTGTCTAACTGCCTTGATAGGGTCTTAATGCGTTCCATTAATTGCATATCAATTTCCGCAAGAACTTTAGGCAGAGTGTCAGGAGTTTTAATTTTCGGGTTAATCCTCACGACACAACCCTCCTTCCCACGCCTCGCATAATTCCTCTTTCGGTGGATTTAAAATCCCCTCCGGTAGCGGCCACTACAATCGGCCCAGGAAACGTCCAATCATCCCAGATGTGATGGCGATTGAAAAGCAATGTGTTGGTGTTGGCAACCGCATCCATACTTCCAATTCTGCAAATCTCAATATCGACGGACGATACAGTATTCGATGCTTGAGTAGAACCTATTTGCGTCGCTCCGTTCTCACTCCATAACTTGAATGATGCTCCGCTTGTCGTATTCGTCTTATAGATAATTTCGCATTGATACCACTTGTTTAACTCAATGGCAATATTACTTCCGTATTGAACGAATGAACCGGAAGAAGAACCCGTCCGGGTAAATCCTTGTATCTCCGGCGTTCCCGCATTGTTATAAAGTTTTATCGCGTGTTGAGATGCTGACGAAACATTCCTGATAATGTGAATACTTACAGATTGCGTGTCATTCATTCCCAAAGAGGTTATTTTGAACATGAATCTTCCAGAGGTCTGTCCTGCTATTGCCGAAAGCTGTATCTGCGGGTATCTGGATGCGCTTGCTGTAACAAGTTTTAAATAATTGGTGTCGCTGTTCCATCCAAGCCCGTCAGTCATTTTTGTGAAATCAGTGGAGCCAGCCACACTATCATAAGCGTATTCCCCGCCCGGAGGCGAAGTATTCTGAACGTCCGTCCCGCCCCAATTACAATAAAAAAGTTCGCTCATTAGTGCGCCCTTGGTAGTTTCGCGCCCAGGTTATTTATGTCAGTCTTTATGAGGCTATGATCCTTGTCGTTCTGGTCGTGAAGTATTCTGCATATTTCTTTCGATTGCCTGGTTTCCAGCTTGTTGAAAATCATCTTCATCCAAAAACCGACTACGGCGATTGCCGCTATCGAAACAATCTGCAGCACCGTGTTAATCGTTGATGTTTCCATTATTTTTTATACCCGAATTGAATGGTGAAGTCTGAACCAAGATCCCGGTGGAGCTCGATCTCGAGACTGTCGCTGCCGTCAAACGCTATCGCCGAACCTGGGACGCCGTCTGGTCCCGTAACCTTCTCTGCGTAATCTCCGCTCGCTCTCTTTCCCGTCTGCCGGTTGAGAATGTACGCCATTATCTACCCCTTGTCAGCCACAGCAGGCCCTCGCCATACAGGCGCTGTTGTCCGGTTTCCGTCGTGTCCCGGTTTTCCATGGCCGTGTGGCCGGCCGTGTCCCGGACAACGTATATTACTTCCGAATCCCCGAACGTGAAATAGGACGTGGACATCACGTACTCGTTCTGGATCATCTTGCTGTTGATTTTGCGGTCATAAACGTAGTCGCCGTCCACCGGCTGATCCACGGTCTTGGCCGAGTACACGCGGTTGTTGTCAACGTAGATGTTCGTGGTCACAGTAAAGCCTATCCTGAACGTGGGGCCGATGACGATAAAGCCCATGCCGGTCCTGTCCTTCTTCGTCGATGCGCTGTAGAGCGTGAGCTGGGTGTCGCTGTCGCGGGTGAGCACGCGCCTGTTCTCGATGGCGCCGTCGGTGTCTATGGCTATCTGGTAGCCCAGGCCGATGTCGGCGGGGAAGGTAGAGCCGTCGAGGGTGACTACGAGCCCGGTAGCGTCTATGGAGATCGTGCCTTCGCCGAAGACATTGGCGGTCACGGGCGCGTTGATGTCGCCATGGCTCTCCATGTGCTCGAGGAGATCGGTCTGTTTGGACCCGAAATGGCGGGACCCTTTGACGGAGCACAGGATTTCGGTGTCGTCCTTGTCCGTGAACGTCTCTTCCAGGCCCGATCCCGCGGGACCGGAAAAGGTGTTGATCTGGTGCCACTTTCCCGTACGCTCGTCCAACATCACCTGTATGGGCATATCCACGGCATTGCTCACCCTGATACCGCCGGTATTGGGGTAGGGGCTGACCATGGCCTCGCCACCCCATTTCGACCACAGCCAGCCCTGCGATGACAGGATCGCGAGCCTGTAGCATACGCCCTCGGTCATGTTCACGGCGTTATAGGCATCGGAGCTGACGATGTTAGAGCCGAAGATCGTGTAGCCGCCATGGGGGTCGTAGTTGGACATGATTTGAGTGTGGAGGGTCCGCAGCGCCTTCCACACCCTGTTCTCGGCAAGGTTCGCAGCCGAATACTGAGAGCCGTCGAAAACCCTGACGCCGCCGTCGTGACAAATCATGATCGACTGTCCGACGCCAATGCCCTGGATGCTGCCGACATGGATGAGTCCGTGCTGGTCGATAAGAGAGAAAGAGGGTACGGTGAATATAGATTCACCGATATCCAGAGTCTTGATATTCGTGAGCGCGGAAATGTTCGTGCCCCATGTCGATTTCTTTCCGAAAGCAATCATGCGGTCGGGGTAGGACTTCAGGTGGGTGACGATGTCGTCTATTCCGGAATCGGCCTGATAGGTCGGATGGTAAAAGCCGACAACGTATTCTCTCGCTGCCGGCATATCCGAATACGCGATCCCGTTCTTGCTGACAAACATGAAGTTTTGTCCAATGGCCGCTATCGAAGACGACGGAAGGGGAATGCGAAACCTGGACTGCAGAACAAAAGAAGGGCTGTCTGCCCGACTTGCAAGCGTGTCGTCGGTCACGGTGTCATTGAAAAACCTCGACGGCATTCCAGAGTCTTTCAGGGGGTCGCTGCTGCCGTCAATCAACCAATCAACATTGCGGGCCACGATGGCCGTAAGTCCCGAACCATCAGGGCTAAGATTGGGATCTGAATATGTCACGTTCGCCAAATCGGAGGAGGCTCCGACAATCTTTCCCCGATACGGGGTTTTGCCCATGAAGATATAAATAAAGCAGCCGATGTCGGCGGATGTGAATTCCGGGCCGGACACCCTTGTAATGTCGAACGCTCCGGTCGCGCCGGCAGTCTTGTCGATGACAACCCGCTTGTTGTCGCCAGGAGAGGGCGCATCCTTCAGGAGTATCGGGTCCCAGGCAATCGCCTCCATGGCCGACACGTTTCCGAACTCAATATCCTCGTGAACGGTACAGCTCTCTCCATCTTCTGCTACGGCAAGTACGTGCCTGATGCTTCCGTCTTCAAGAAAGAGGATTTTTCCGACGTCCGACTGTGATAAGAGATTGAATCCGAGGGCCGATGCCGAATCAAGGGTGACGGTGTTCAAAATCTGGTATCCGGTGTTTATCTTCTTGGCCCCTATTGCGATGGCCTCTGTTTCGTTGAAAAACTCGGAGTCAAATGCCGCCGATGCCTCGACCTCATGCTTGGATGTGTTGCCATCAAGGTCGATCAGTTTTGTTATCCTATGCACGAGACCTTCCCGGGACCGAACATACGAGCCGACATCATCAACGGAAAAACCCTTCTCCCCGTTTGTTGTCTCATAATTAACGCTGGTAATGTGCGTAACACGGAAAGCCTTGACGACGGGAACGTCCTTTTCCCAGACCAGAAGGTCGGGGTTGTTGGCGACAATGGTTCCGTCCGGCAGGGTCTTGTGTATCGTATCCTCGGAACCATAAATGCCGAAATGCGTGGTCTTCTGAGATTCCGGATAAAAACCATATACGGGGTCGGGGGCGTCAATAATCGCATCATCGACCCTGGCCCCTGTCGCGTAGGTAAGCCACAGAGTAGCGGACACGTCCGTGCCGTTTGTCGGCGAGCCAGCATAGGAAATAGTGTTCTTGTTTTCCACCCCGCCGTCGATTATAAGCCTTGACGTTCCCAAGGGACCGGAGCCGACGGAACAGTTGGCAAGAGGAATAATCCTTCGCAGACTTTCCTGTATCACGGCGGCCGCGTCTTCAAAAATCACGATATCGGTAAGGTCGAAAATAACATCCCTTGGGCCCGTTTCATTGATGGTAATGGAAAATCCGGCGTCATCAATGGTTTTGAGCGTTGCGACATCCGGCGTGAAATAACCTCCGAATAGGCGCTCGTACGACTTGGCTCCGATGCCTACGGGGCTTGCAAAGGTATCGGCGCTCGTGTCTTTTCCGTTCGAGTCGCTATGTACGGGAGCGGTTTCCTGCTGCACCTCTACGCCGGCGGTCGTCCGGTTTCCATGCAGGCATCCAGGACCGATGATTCGCATGGCCGTATAAATGCGATTGCGTCCGTACGTGTCGGGCGGAAGCAACTCGTCCGAATAAATCCGGAACTGCGGCTGCCCGTCGTTAATTTTAAAACAATAGGCGCTGTTTTCGTCGAAAACTACCCGGAAGATTCCGTTGTCATTGTAGACGAAAACCTCGTCATAATCGTCGTCGAACGCAGACCTGGACTGCGCAAGGACCGTGCTTTCGCCCACTACGGGAACAGAGACGTAATCGCCAAACTCATTAGTCGTGTAAAGTAGCCGTGTTCCTGTGTGAACCAGGACCCGCTGCATGGCTTCATTGTAGTGAATTCCCCAGATACGCTCCTGCATGGAGTATTCGCCGTACGCCTGATCTCCGGAGATCGGAGAGGTGAAGCGTCCGGTGGAGTAATTTACGTCGTGAATCTGGTCGCGGAGCCCATCGGACCACACGATATAATTTCCGTCTTTTTGGTCCGGAGGATTGTAATCGTGAATAAACACTACGTTTCCGCTCTTCTCGGCCTTGCACGGAATTTCCAGCACCGGCAGTTCGAGGTCTGATAATTTTCTACTCCCCGTCCGGCCGATGGCGTACTTGCCGATTCCGTACATATTGAAAAATTCGGCCACCTCATTGGGCCCGAGCTCCTGCGCGGGAAAATCCGAATTCATGCCCCCGGCATAGCTGCCCTGGTTCTTCTTGATCAGCTCCATGCTCTGCAGCATGGTGCCGGGATAGGCGAGTCGGCGTTGTGCCATATCAGAACTTCTTTATCGGTGTTCCGTCCACTTTTCTCGTAACGTCGATGTGGGCGTGACTGCGCCAGAACCGAGGGCAGTAATAGTCCTTGAACTCTTTGAGCTTGTCGCTGCGGCCGTAGTCGTTCTGCTCGATAAATGCCAGCGCGCCGCAGATCAGCATCTCCTCGCAGGTCTGGTCGAGCGTGAGCGGGATGGTGATGGCCGTGAGCTGCAGGGGCTCGAGGATGGCCTTGTACTTGTACACGTCCGTCGTGGCGCCGGGGTCGAAGGGGAGGATGATGCGTGCGGGTACGAGTTCGGTCGCGGGCCTGGGCGTGAACTTGTAGTTGGTCTTGCCGCCCTGCACCGTGGCCACATACGGGCGTATGACCGTCCGGCGATTGTAGTCGCGGATCTGCTGCTGCTCCGAAAACAGCTCCAAAACCTTGAAGACCCGCAGCTCAACGTCGCCGGTCTCGGGATCGAGCTCGAGGCTGGTATTGGGAATCTCGTAATCCCTCTTCCCCGCCTCCGTGATCAGGAACGGGTAGTCGCCCGTCAGCGGATCCACGACCACGTTCTCGACCACGGGCTTGGACAGGGCGAAATTCTGCGCGCGGTTAAGCATGGACAGGATGGACTTACTGCCTTCAGCGCTCCAACTCGGGGCCTTGAGTTTGATTTCATCAACGACTGTGGCTGTGGACACGCCATCCTCCCATGTTCGGGCCCGCTATTCCTTCTTCTCCGGTTCCGGTTTTTTTCCCTCTTTCACGGCAACGGGTTCGGCCTTGGGTATTTCAAGTCCGTTTGCGGCCGCGAGCTTGTAGTAGAGGTTGTTGATGTCCGACAACACCACTTCTTTGTAATACTGGCTGCTCTGCCAGAACTTGCCCTTGTCGTGCTTGAGCTTTTCCACCAGGGTCCGGTACTGCTCGTGGATGGCGCGCTCGGCCTCGATTCGGCATTCCTCAATCGTGAGCTTTTTCACGGGCTCGGGCACCGGCGCCTGTCCGGCTATGACCTGCTCCAGGACCTCCTTGCTGCCGAAAACCGACTGTTTCGGGTCCAGGGGCTTCTCCTTCATCATCCCCTTGGCGTCGTTCTCATGTCCGACCTGGACGGTCTGCCCGTAGACGCCGATGACGCGGGTGCGGGGCGGGGCCTTGAAACCGCGCTCATCGGCCAGGGTGCGGATCTGGACCTGGATGGTCGCGGCATTGACGGTGCCAGTGGGGGTGATGAGGCCGGCGATGACGTAGTGGCTGGTGTAGAAGTTCGAGGCCAGTATCTCCCTGTTCCTGGGCGTGTCCGGGCAATAGCCTACGGGTACGTTGAACTCGTCGGGATCGAAAAACAACTCGTCCCGCTGTATGACGGCCTTGTACGTGGCTCCGGTTTCGACGTTGCCCCTGATCACGAAGTCCATGAGCTCGAAGCCGAAGTAGAACGTGCGAAATTTATGCACCTTTTTCCAGCGCAAAATGAAGACATTGTACCCGTTCTCGAGCATGAGATTGATCTTGCGTTCAATGGTAAGGCCCTTCTGGCCCGCTATTGAGATTGCTGCTTGGTTCTGCATTTGATCCTCTTGGTTAAATTGTTACTAAAAAGGCAGGCAATTTTTTATAGCCGCCTGCCAGGGCGTTTCCCGTGGGCGTCGGTTAGGACACGGTCACGAGCGTGGGCTGGGCCATGATCACGAGACAGGTGCCGCGATTGTAGTTCGTGGCATCGTCACTCGCGGTTCCGCTCGAGGGATCGACGTTGTACTGCACGAGCTGGATGCCCGCGCATTGATACGCGCCCTTGCCCTTGATCATCTCGTAATCGTAGGCTTCGGTTGCGTACTTCAGCGGCTGCACGATCCATTCCACGAGCCCGCCTTTCGCGTACACGCAGCCGCAGTCGAAGACGCGGTTGCTTGAGGCGTTGTAGGGCGCGCGGTTGCGGCCGTCGTTGTTGCCGGGCTGCAGGAAGCCGGGCGTGAGAGTGGCGGCGCCGAGGCTGCCGCCGACCGTGAGCGTGGCATAGCGCGTGTCTTCGACCAGAAGCAGGTGACGTACGCGGCAGTAGGCGCCGGGGATCATCTGCTCGATCTTCTGCAGCGCGCTGACCTCTTTCCAGATCCAGCCGATATTGCGGCCACCCGTGGTCGCGGGATCGCCGGCGGGATTCAGGAGTTTGATCATCTGCGTGCTCGGGATCGTTAAAACGAGCGTGGCCTGCCCGCCGATCATGATCGGTTCGAGCTTGAGATTTTCGACACAGTGATAGTCAAGGGCGAGGAGGCTCTCGATTGTCAGGATCGCGCGTTCGGGGTTGGCGAAGCCGTTGGTGGCGTTCCCGAGTACGCGATAGATGTCGTCGATCTGGCCGCCGCTGTTGTCGGACACGGCGTTGCTGTGGGGATAGGCCGCGGACGTGGCCTCGGTTTCCGCAAGCGTGTCATACACCGGCATCCCGCCCAAAGCCGTGTTCGGTACGAAGATGTTGGAGTTGAACTTGTGCTTGAGGCTGATCGGGGCTTCCGTCAGCTCGGCCGCGACCGTGAGCATGGACGCTTCACGGATGCGCTTGCCCCGGAGTTCCGCGATGTAGTCGATCATGAGCGGGCCGATCTGGCCGTACAGGTCGTACGCCGACACGTCGTTGGCGTTGACGCCGTACTGCTCGGTGGCGACTGCTTTGCGGATGAGGTTGTAGTACACGGTCATGTGACGGAGAACCAGCGACTCTTCCTGTCCGATGAGGACACTGTTGCCGTAGGTCGCTGGGCCGGACAGGCGCATGACCAGGGGCAGGGTGATGGAATGCGCACCCGTGACCGACTTCTCGAGCTTGAGGAAGATGGCTTCGGGTACGTTCGCGCCCTTTTCGGAATAGTCGATGACCGCGGAGAGTTTCTCGAACACGTCGTTCAAGATGGACTCCGTGCGGAGTTTGGTATTGTAGGCTTTGATCTGGAGCGCAGCGGCCCCCATCGCGACGATACTGGTGGGGGTTGCTGGAGTGACTTGAGTTGCCATGGGACGTTTCCTTAGTTTAGATGGTTAGATACCATTTAAACGCAAGGCTCCCTGCCCTATCGAAGTCATAATCGCATCCACCATCCTCGCCTTTGACGGATTCCGTTTCAACTCTTCCCTTGGAGTGTCGAGAAGATCGGCAATCTGTTGCGGTGTCATATCAGAAAGGCCGAGGGGCTGGCCCCCGGCACCCGTGGGGATGTCGGTGGCGACAGACTTGGCCCGTCTTTCGGCTTCGGCAATGGCGGCCGCGCGCGGATTGGGCGGGGCCGGTGGAGCGGGTCTGGGTTCGACAGCGGGAGCGGTGACGGGCTCTAAGCCCGCCTGTTCCTGCGCCTTCAGGTATCGGTATGTTTCTTCCAGGGTGAATGGAACGGGTTTACCCGAAACCGGATCGCGCTTTGAGAGTCCGTTTCTGGTCTCGACAAGGTGGAGCAGAAGATAGAATTTGCCCAACTCTTCCGGCGGCCTTATGCCCATTTTGTCCGTTTCCGCCTTTAACGTCTTGCCCTTCTCGCTGTTCTGGTCCAGGTAGACGTCCATCACGGCCATGTTCGATCCCAGGCTGCCGTCGGTTCCGGCAATCACGCCCAGGTCGTCGAGGAAGGAGCGGTACTCCTGATCGATGACGTCCACGGGCCTGTTCATCCTGAATTCGTCATGGCGGGTGACAAAGGCGTTTGCTTCCACATACCGACCCTTGAGCTCGCGTTCACGGAAACGGGACTCTTCCTGTTCCTTTTCGCGCTTTGTTCGCTCCTGGCGGTCGTGGTCGCGTTCGGCCCGGTCTTCCGCAACCTGTTTCTGCAACTGATAGATAAGGTCTTTCTGTGCCATCTGCTGTTCGCCCAGCTTTCTCAGGTAGTCGGGGTCGAACGGGTCCAGCACTTCTTCGGCCTTCTCCCTCAGTTCGTCGGTCTTTGCGGGTGCGGGCTTTACGGGTGCGGGTGCTGCCGCAGGCGCGGGAACGGGAGCCTGAAGTTGTGTCTTCAGCTTCTCGATCTCCGCCCGGTTCGCGGCGTCACGCTCGCGCAACTCCTTCATCGAGGTCTTGGCGCTGCGGATGAAGGTCTCCTTCTCCCTTATCGCCTTCAGGGCCTCGTTTCGGGACTTGTAAATGAGATTGGTTCCGTCGTCGAATTCGACAACAAACTTGCCATCGTCCGTGGGGACGGGCACTTCCTTCTTTTCCGACTCGGGGGTCTTGGGCACGGGCTCCGCCCCAGGCGTCGGAGGCTTGACCTCCGGTGCCGGCGCGGCGGCGGGTGCGGCCGGTTCGGGTTTTTCCAGCTTGAGACGGCCTGCGAGATAGTCGGTCGCGAATTCGCCATCGGTTTCGAGTTTTCGCACGAATTCGGCTTCCGTCATCTCCTCTACGGTCTCTGTCGGCGCCGTGGCTTCCGCCACCGCGGTTTCGGGCTGCCCTTCGGGTTCGGGCTTTAAGATTTCCATTCTATTGCTCCTTTTTCCTTTTGCGGGTGTATCCGCTTCGGGTTTATTTTTTTTGCAGGAGTGCGGTTGTGCCGCTTAAACCTGCGCTTCTTCCGGTACGGGTTCGGCTACGGGTTCGGCGGCCGCGGGCATACCCGCGCGCATTTCTTCCGATCCCGTGTCCGCAATCATGTTTTCAAAAGCCGAAATCAGATCCCGGGCATCGGCGGCCATGTCCTTGTACGACGCCGCGAGCGCAGTGTCGTTCATGCTCTTGACAGCCTCGGACCTCTTCGCCTCCACGTCCTTGGCGAACTGCTTGAGCTCGTCAAGGTATGTCTGCGGGTCTTCGGCGCCTGCGCCGGACAGGGCCTCGTTCAAATTCGAGAAGAGGGTATTGCCCTGCTTCACGAGTTCGAGATCGACGCCTTCGACTTTTGCATAAGATTCAAAAGGCCCTTTCATGGTGGCCTCACCTTCCGCCGGCTCCGGGGGGCCTCCCCCGGGCTCGGCCATTTCTGTGGTAGTGTCTGCGACTTCTCCTCCGGCCTGAAAGCCCGCGCCCGAAGCGAAGCCGACATTGGGCTTGTCGCTGTATTGGAGCGAGAGCTTGTTCCTCTCATCCGCTGAACCCACTGGCGGGTTCTTGTCTCCGGTCTGACTGATGATGCGGCTGAACCGCTGCGTCTCCGCGTCGTTCGGCGTGGCGCTTACGAGCTTTCCGTCCCTGATGCTGACGTCGTAGACGGCGGCGATGTCGCCTGGCTTGGAGACGCCAAGCTCTTTCTGTATCTGGGCCGAGGTCATGGTCTTCTTCGTGAGTCCGGCTTCTCCGCCTGTCGCGAGTCCGTCCTTTTTCTCCGAAGGCTGGCCGCCCTTGGCAAGTCCCGGCTTTGACGGAGCCCCGCTGTCCTTGGCAAAACGCTCGTCGGGTTTGTGCAGGAGCTCCTGATCGGGCTTGGGGTCGTCGGTACGGGACGGCAGCTTCGCGCCCTCGTAACCGCCTTCGACTTCTCCGCCGTGGAATTTTTGGGTCTCGTCCTTGATCTTTATTTTCTTTTCCTTCGCGAGGTCGTCGCCCTTGGGCTTGCCCTCCCCCGTCGTCCCGGCCATGCGCGTCACGCGAACGGTTGCTGGCTTGAGGCCGGAGAGGGGGGAACCTTCGGGCGGCGTCGTGAGGCCGCCCAAGGCAAAGCCCATCTTCTTTCTCAGGATCGGATCAATCTGCCACAGGCTTGTTGCGGGGGAGATGTCGGGGTCTCCGGGCTCGGGAATGAGGTCGGGCTTTCCCTCTTCTCCGCCGGTGACGGTTGTTGCGGGCGTGGGAGCCTCCTCGTATGTGGGCTTCATAATTCCGGAGATGTCCTCTCCGGTGTCCGCGTTCATGATCCTGTCCACGTCGCCTGCGTCCCCGTAGACGACGACGATGTTGGCTTTAGCCAAAGACGGATATTTTTCGTTCTTCCTGAGCGTGTCCGCGAGATCGGTTTTCCCCATCCTCTCGAGCGTGTCCGTCCACTTTTCGAGCGTGGTCTTGATATTATCGGCCATGCCCGTGGGCTTGTTGTACTCCACGTCTTCTTCGGGCTCGGGCGCGATTTTACTTCCGGGCTTACGGGCTTGGATGCGCGCGGTTTCGGCATACAACATCGGCGTGCTTCCGCCCTCGGCCTTGCCCTTGCGCGTGACCTTGATTTTGCTTTCGCCCTTTTTCTCGGTCTCTGCCATATTCTCTCCTTCCCGCTCTTTGCGGTGGTTAGGTTTCGACTCCGGTGACGGCGATGTCGGGTTTGAATGTTTTTATTTTTGCGTCCTGTACGATGTCAATCACGCCGCCCTGCTTGAAGCCCATGCTTTTCTCCGGCGGCACGGGCTCGGTTTCGGCTGCCGCAAACGCGTCTATGGGTCCGGCCGCGCCGGCTCCTGGAGCGGGAGCGACCGCGGGAACGCCGGGTTCTGCGCCAGGGCCGGGGAATGCGCCGGGAAGCGGAGGCGCTGCCTGCGCCGGCGCCTGATCGAGCTGGGCCTGCATTTGCTTGTTCGCGAGCCTGAGCTTGAGCGTGTTGGCCTTCAGGGTCTCCTTGGCCATCGTCTGTTCGAGCTCGCGCATCTCGTCGAGGTCGGCGTGCTGCTTGGACGTGAAGGTGTCGAGGCTGTCCACGAGCGCGGCCGTGAAGACCTGACGGGTGCCGATGTATTCCGGAGGTATGACGCGCAGGAGTTCGGTCGCGACGGCCCTGGTGATGAGCCTGTTGGTGGACGAAGACGGCGACTCGCTGATGACGACCTTGTGCCGGGGCAGATTGGCGAAATCATTTTCGACTTTTTCAACGGGCTCGCCGCTGTCGTCGTCCTCGAACCACCTGCGGTTGACAACGACGGTCTGCCAGTCGGTTTCGCTCGAACCGCCCACGCCCTTGCGGACGTTGGCGACGAGGAAGCGGCGTTCGATGCCGCCGATGGTGTACTGTATCTTCGCCTGCTCCATGTAGGCTTCGGCCTTTTCGTTCTCGTGCCTCTTGAGATCGGCGAAAAGAGTGTAGGACTGCTGCTCGGCCACGCGCGCCTTCTGCGCGAACAGGTAGCCGCTCTCTCCGCTCTTTTCCGAGCGGGCGTCGAAAACGGCCGGGGCCTTGCTGATTCTGTCGGCATAATCCCACATCCTCTGCAGCTGGTCGCGGACGTCCTGGGGAAAGATGGCCTTGGACACCGGCTGCGGCGCGAGGCCGCGCTGAAGCGCGCCTGGCGCGGTTTCAAAGGTCTGCCGTGGCTGGTTGCGCTTGAGCTTGTATTCGGCGATCTTGTCCTCGTCCTCGCCGAAGAGCAGGGGGTCGATGAGCTGGGATCCGCAGGCCTCGGTCTCGATGAGGTTGGTGATGAGTTCTTCGCGGTAGTTGATTTTGTACTGGATGTCGGCGAGGAGATCGACGATGCCGCGGCATTTGCCGTTGATGCGGCTCGCGCTCCAGGGGAAGAGGGGCAGGCGGCCAATCTGTACTTCGCACGGCTTCTTCTCCAGGGGTTCGTTGATGTCGAGCTGTCGGCAGACGGTCGTGACCATGCACACGCGCCTCTTCTCCGTCCGTTTCTTGACGCGCCCGGGCTCCCAGGAGGGGTTATTCTTGTTCAGGAACGCGAGCTTGGCCGCGTAGTCGGTGCCGACGGGCAGGTCGATGCCGGTCATTTCGTCGTATTCGATGATGACGTCTTCCGTGACCATCTCGAACTTGCGGATAATGCGATAGTAGTTAAAGGCAGCCTGCGTCTCGCTCATCTCGAAGAGCGGCGTGACGGAGCTGTCGATGAGGGCGTCGAAAAATTCGCCCTGCGTCTTCGTCCTCTCGACGTCGCGCTCGACGAAGTTCAGGGTCTTGGCCTTTTCGGGCCACATATCCATGATTTGCGAACCCGTCAGGTACGAGACCACCCACGCCATCTGGCAGTCTTTGGCGCTCAACGTCTTCCATCTCGGGTCGTAGGCGACGTAGCCGGGAAGATGGGTGCGGAAGCCGATGTTTCCGAGCGGGTGATAGCGCCTGTCGATGTACATTTCCTCGTCGCCGCGGTAGATGTTTCCGGCGAGCACGAGCTGGTTGTACGCGGGCTCCCAATCCATCATCTCCTTGTCCGAGAGATACATGGACTTGAGGACGTTGGTGAGGATGGATTCGGCGCCTTCGACGGGCACGAAGTCGGAGTCGAATTGGTTTTTGAGTATGTTGCCGGTGAGGCTATCGACTTTCTGCGTGGTGATGTTGAAGGTCGCGAGGTCGCGGCCTTCGAGTTGCGCCTGGGCCTTGTCGTCTTCGGTGTACTGGCCCAGGTCAAGGCCGGCGTACATCTGCCAGTTGCGCTTGCAGCGCAGGCGGTCCTGGCTCTCGAATGCGATGACGCGGTCGAATTCCTGCTCGATGCGGTTGACGTCCGAGAGTATGCCCTGCGTGCTCGCGTCCGGAACCTGATCCGTGTTCGACGCGATCTGCACCCCTGGAGAAGAGCTGGCGATATCGTCGTTGGGGTTGAGTCTTTCCATTTACGCTCCCTGGGGTTGGGATAGCCGTACGGGGCCCCGCGTGATCTGCACAAGAGCCTCCACCTTGGAGTCCGGCAGAGACGGGGCGAGGCCTATCTCGATAAGGTCGGCGTTGGCGTTGTGGAAGACGCGCCACTGGCTGCCGCACTTGGGACAGGTGGGAGAGACGAGACTGTGATGAGATCTGCAGACTTTTACGAGATAGCGTCCGCAGGGGCCATCGGCACCTGGGCAGTAGACGGGGATATACTCTTCAATTCCCGACATCTTGCTTTTAATATATTCAAGAAAATATATAAAAGCAAGGTATTTTTTATAATGGCCGGTTTTGCCGAACCAACCTGATTATTCCATAGCCATTGCCATGGCCTCGTTTTCACTCTGAAAAGGGGCCGTAATTTCGCCAAAAACAGACCATGCGACGTCCATGACTTTTGACAGTTCTTTTTCCTGTTCTGGCTTTAAATAGCCGGTTTTATCGCCTACGAGCGTGCGGTCGCAGGTATCTGTCCATGGCTTGTTTACCATCTCCCAGAACTGGTAATAACTCATTTCCGCCTTTACCCTGCAGAGAATGATGGATTTTTGCAGGAGCTTGAGATAGCGGCTCCTGGCGCCTCCATGGCCGGAGAAGGGTTCGTCGCTTTTATACTGCGTGGATTTGCGCTCTTCTTCGTGCCGGCGTTTTGTGAGTGCGATTTTCAGAATGGCTGCGCCCAGGTTCCCCGGCCACTCGCCTTTTTCGACCTCTCCACAGGCGTCAACCATTTCCGTCATGTTCAGGCCGTTGGTCATTTTTACCGCTTTGCCAATCCAATCCGGTTTTGACGGTTTTGAGAAGGCGGCAAAAATTTCCTTAATCATAATCTCGCGTTCGATAAAATCCTGGCTCATTTCATCACCCCGTATTTTTGACGTATTTTTTCCGCCTGCTCCACGACCCCAGCACCATCCCCGGGAAGGCCGGTCTCGTATCCACTCCTTTCCCACGTCCTGACCGCGGCCCTCCAATCCTTCATCGGGTTCCTCCCCACCTTCCACCCGTTCGACTCGTAGTGGTCGTAGAACTTTTGCGGATCCACCCTGTTATCCCGCTCCTCGCAATAAGCCATGATTTCCGGGATTGGGGGTTTGATAAATCTTGGGACGGTCGGGGAGGGGGGTGCCGCAGGCACACTCTTACTCTTCTCTTTTGTTTCTGTTTTAGTTTCCGTTTCCGTTTCCCCCCTTATTGGGGGATTACTGGGGGGTTTCTGGCCCGATAACTCGTTTTTGCTTCGATTTCGCTCCCTTTCACGGTCCTTGCGGACCATGCCCATGCGCTTCTGGATTCCGTTCGAGGTGTAGGTACCCTGCGAATTTTTGAAAATTAGGCCAGTGGACACCGCGAAGGTCAACATACCCAGGTGTTCTTGGGGGGTTATCCGGCAGTTATTGGGGTGTATAACCCCGTAAATTCCATCAAAATCGACACTGCCATTTTCGTCCTGGTATGCTGTTTGCCAGAATTTGACTAACCAAACGAAGCCATCGTTCTTAAAAACCGACTCAAATGCTCGAGCTTTTTCGTCCCAAACGCAGTCCATTGGGAAGTAGGACAGTCCGGTTTTACGGGGTCTTGCCACTTTCCTTCTCCTTCCTGAGTTGTTCTCGGTCGTATTCTAAGGTCCAGAATTCTGGCTTAATTGTCCTGATTCTGGCCATTACCGCCCTCCGTTTTAGTTGAAATTTCGCGTTCTTCTTTGAGCATTTCCCTGTCGAGCTCGAGCTTTTCCCTTAAAATTTCGTCAAATTTTTGTTCCATGTCCTTTCTCTTTTTTGCGAAATCGACTTCAAGCAGCATTTGGGATTTTATTCTTTCCTGTTCGGCCCTGAAGAGGGCCTCTTCCTGCTCTCTGCGGTGCTGGGCTTGTCGGTAAATGAGTTCGGTTTTGCGGGTAATATCCGCCTCGTATTTCCGTTGAAATTCGGTGGCCGAGCGCCGAGCGTTTTCGTAACGCAGATCCTCCGCCAGTTTTCTCTCTTTTTTTCTCCTCTCCCTGTTCCTCGAAGCGTAGGGGACCAATAAGACGATAATGGCCAAGACGGCAATCGAGAATACGGCAGGCGTATCCACTACTCCTCCGAGGATTTTAGGTCGGCCTTGGTTTCCCGGCCGCCGGCGACCTCCGCCGCCTCCATTCCGAGCATGAAGATTTCGCGGCTGGTGAGGGTGATTTTGTCCCTGCGCTTTTCCTCCGCATCGTCCAGGTGAAAACTGATGCCTCGCATTTGACCTCCTTTGTATAGCATTCAATATAGCTTTAATGCAGTTAAGAGTCAAGGGTTATTTTTGGGATCGAGAAATAGAATCAACAAGAGGGGGGGAACCTTTAAGGAGGGGGGGTGTTTCCCCTCCGGCTCCTGTATTTTCCCAGGCTATATTTTTTTAAGCCGCAGGTCCGGAGTTCTGGAAGTAGGGGGATTGAGAAGGGGGGCATGGGTGGGGGGAGACGCACTCCCATACTGGCTTCGTGAGATCTGAACGCGCATACCCGGGCGCCCCCGGATTCGCGTGCCCATTCCTCCCCATTCACGCGTCATGCCGACTGCTTTCGCTCACGCGTTTATTATAACGCCCGCGTTGAACTCGTACATTAACAACATAGAGCCTTGGTCGAAAAACGCTATATAACCGTACTACACCCCATGCTAAGTCGCTGATTTCGCTGGACTTGTGGCGCTGCCGGGACGATTTCGGCAAGTTTCCGATGTCGCCGATGCACCGAGCAAGCGATGCAGCGACAGAAACAGGAGGGGTTATGGTTACTCGCAAGAGTGCCGCAATCCCCCAGGCCGAGGCAGATGAGCTTGCGTCTCTGTTCTCTGACCGTGCCATCAAGGCGCAGGTTGAGGAGAGGGAACGCGAGAAGGCCGCCAAGGCGCAGGCGAAGCTCCAGGCAGGGGCAGAGCGCGAGTATGTCGTGGTCAAGCGGGTGTTCCCGTTGGCAACGAAGGTACACACGCAGTTAAGCCCCAGCGGTACGGGTGACGAAGGCACGCAGCAGGCCTATCATCCCGGCTGGACGCACTTGCGTCAGAGTGCGAAGCAGGTCATCTGGGCAATCTCGGCTGAGGAGGCAGTTCTCAAGGCGCAGCAGCGCACCCTTGGGGACAGGCACAACACCCTCAGCGCAGACGAGGCAGCGTACTGGACTGCCCATCTGAGCCGGGGAGAATGGGCTGGCACGGACCACGCGGCGCAAGCTGCCCCATTCCGTGCGGTAGAGGTCGAGGATTTGTCAAAGTGCCCGGTCAAGGGTGACATTCCCATCACTCCCGACTTGGCCGACATTAACGCCCGCATCACGTTCTGGGAACAGGATGGTGACAAGGAGATGGTCAAGGCGTTACGCGGTATCAGGCGCCAGATGATGCACATCAAGAGTTAATATGCGGGGGATAAGGGTTGCAGCACCCGTTCCCCAACGTCATAACTCGTGCAGGGGCACGGTGTAGATAGGCAAAGTTTGCCATAACTCCGGTGTCGTATAATCCGGTTATAGGTTTACATAATCTGGGATTGTGTGGTTATTTGCTCAAAAAGGGCAAATCAGGTTTACATAATCTTGGGGTACCATGGACGTACTTGATGCGTTCAGGGATTGCTCAAGGTGCGCCATGTGCGAATCGTGCGAAAAGCGCGCGATACTTGAATGGCCGGATGGACGCAAGGAATTTACCTTTGCGCTCTGCGGGGATTTTTCTCCGCTGCCTTCCGGTGACAGGTGGATAATCGCATAGGGCCACGTTGGCGCCATCATGGATAGGCCATACCGCCTTAATTGAGCGGCCGCTGGCCTATCTTTTTTTTTCACCCATTCACCACGGAGGCGGTATGGAGTCCATTTTCAGCTCAACGGTGGACGCACTGGAGCGTCTGCAGGAGGAGCGCGAGTGCGCTCTGCAGGACGGTGACGCCGAG